AAGGGTGCTGATGGAACCAATGGTCTCGCTGGTACTCCCGGTCTTAAGGGCGATAAGGGCGATAAGGGCGATAAGGGTGCTGATGGAACCAATGGTCTCGCTGGTACTCCCGGTCTTAAGGGCGATAAGGGCGATAAGGGCGATAAGGGTGCTGATGGTACCAATGGTCTCGCTGGTACTCCCGGTCTCGCTGGTACTCCCGGTCTCGCTGGTACTCCCGGTCTTAAGGGCGATAAGGGCGATAAGGGTGATAAGGGTAATAAGGGTGATACCGGTTCTCAAGGTCCCGCTGGTTCTGCTGATTTCGATAAGGAAGTTGTAGAAAGAGCAATTAGAAGAGGTGACGTAGTTAATCAACTTAGTGGTGACTTAAAAGAAGCCGTATTTTCTGCTACGTCTCCTGCTATTGCTGGATCTAAGTTTTTAAAATGTGATTTTGATGGTAATTCAACTGTTAAAAATCTTTTCGCTGCTAATCCTAAACGTGCCCTCCCTGCTATTACTGGAGGTGTTTTTGCCGGTGGCGCTGCTATGGTAATGACTTCTACTGGCAATTCGACTTTCAGTGCTGCTAATAGTAATCTTACTATAACATCTGGTGCCGCTGCCCTTACTGGTAAAATTATCAATGAAGGTGGTGTTTTAAAACTTTTAATTACCAATGATGCTACTTCCGACCTTGCTGCTAATGCCACTATCACCATCACCGCTGCTAATGCCAATGCTGATGCCAATATCGTGAATGGTAGTGCTACTGCTAATCTTGTTTTCACAAATGGTGATACTGCGTTAGCTTTCGGGACCGATCTCCAAGACGGCGATAAACTCACTTTAACTGGTGGAACTGGTTTAGCATTCAACCTTGCCTCTCGTACTTCATCAGCAATTGCTACTACATCAAGTGGATCCAATAGTTCTGGTATGACTATAGTACAAAATGTCAGTGGCGCTGGACATACCGTATCTATAGCTGCTGATACTGGTGTAAACTCAATTGCAGGTGAAATATTAACAATTGCCAAAGCTGCTGCCAATGCTGATGCTAAGGTGACTACTGATGCTACAAGCGATATAACTTATACTCTTCTGGGCTCCGATTTGTCTCAAGTATATGATTTTTCAGGTTCTACTTTCAAGAATTGCGACTTAAAAAGTGTTGTTTTCAGTCGCCATAACTTGAAAGGTGTTAATTTTGAAAACTGTGACTTATCTTCTGCTTCTTTTGCAAATCTTGTCGGAGTAGCAACAATACCAAATTTGTTCAAAGATGCCAACCTCAAACTGTGTACTCTATCCAACGTGAAATGCAACACGACAGCCGCTGATTTTTCTGGTGCTGATTTTACTGAAACAACACTTCCTGCGAATATGGAGTTAGCCTATGCTAATTTTGACGGAGCCAGATTACAATCTGCAACTGACGCAGCCAAAAAAGCCACATGGAACGCTACTAGTTGTTATGGTATGTCTGCAAAAGGTCTTTTAGGAGGTCCCAATCTTGCTTCAGATGTAGCTATTGCCGGAAATCGCCAAATTCTTAAATTTCCTGATGGTCACCATATTGTAGGTGAAGATATTGTCATGAGAAATTACAATTTTGATAACATGGAATTAGCAGCACAATCTATTGGCAATAAAATATTAGAACCCACTGCCACGGGAGTATTAACCCTTCCTGCATTAATTAGCGGTGAATATATTAATATTGATGGCATGAAATTCACAGCTACCGCCAACGTGAGGGGGACAGAAGTTGCCGCTGCTTTTACCAAATATTTCCCAGATAACAGCGTGCAAGCCAGACGATCAGTAACACAAACAAACATTTATCAAGCAGCAGCATCAACTCTCACATCAAATACTATTGTATATAAATCTGATTCATGGGCTGCTGCTAAATGGTGGTTGATGAACGCCAGTGCCGCTGCGCCGACCGCAGTTTTAGCAAGTGATGCGGCTAGACTTTCAAGTGCTGAATGGAAAGCTGACTATGGTAACATGGATGAGGAGGCCTCCTATGCTCCTTTCAGAACTGCTGATAAAGCTGCTGGATTCAGTTACAGTAATCAAGTCCTAACGCCTGAAGATGGCAGCAACAATGCCCTCACCAACCAAACAGCCGCAACCATGAGAGTCTCTGGTAAACATTTTGCAAATAACGGTATTTCCATGAAAAATGTTGAATTTACTGCTTCTGTAAATCGAACTCCTACCCAAGATGGAGGTGCTTTGAGAATGACCATTAATAAAGAAACTCCTTCTATTGTTACTACCAGTGGTAGGGGTGGTAAGGGTATGGAAATGAAATTAGTATGCGGGGCTAGTAATTCTGCTATTACGGTTAATATTACCAAACAAGGTGCTGGTTATGTTGTTGGCGAAGTCGTAACTATCGCGCAAGCCGCGATGACCACATCTGTGGCAAATATTTCAGTTAATGCTGACCAAGCTATTACTTACACCCTTGTAGCTGCTGATATCCACAAAGTTCCTATCGGTATGCAAACTATAAGAAAATACGAAAAATTATCCAGATATGAATCTCATGATCTTGTCGGTTCTAATATGGATCTTAGTTACTTAAGAAACATCGTTGCTACCAACACATCAGGTGCAGACACTGTCGAAACATATACACATGTATTTGATGCTTACCATATGGAGAATGTTTCATTCGGTAAATCCACCGGACCTACTGGTGAGGTTGGGTTAAGAATGAAACTTGCAAATGTTATTTCTATCAATGGTTCAAGTCTAAGAAACTGCAGACTTCGTTCATCATCAAATCAATTCAATCTTCTTGAATATGCAAATGGTGTTGATTTCCATAATACTGGTATCCAGAACGCACAAACAGGAAAAGCTTGGGGTACCGATTGGTGGTCTGTTGGCATTAAAGGTGATCTCGCACAAGTACAAGAACAAGGTGAGACTTTTAATGCAAGTGTAAGTAATTTATATAAAATGAGGGTTCAGAATTCAGGTTGTTTCTATGGTCCAGGTGTTGACCTTACTGGTTGCAAGTTCCCCGCAACAGATGCCCCATTAGACTTAACTGATGCTGTGGCAGGGGTAGTAAATCTTAACTATGCTAACTTATCGGGTATTGTAGACAAAAAAATTAAAAATGTTACTTTCAACATACTGGACAATGCTAACTTATCAGGTGGAGTTCAGCTTGAAGGTTGTGTTTTTAAAAATACCATCAACAGTGTTGATTTTTCTAATCTTCAAGCCAATGGTAATGCTTCAGTAGTAAATGCTGATTTCTCTAATGCTGCTACTGATATTACTGCTCGTGCCACTATGCCTAACTTCGAAAAAGCTAATTTACAATATGCTAAATTACCAGAGGTTACACAGGCTTATGCTGTCGCAAATGGTCTTTGTAACTTCAAAGAAGCCAAACTTCAAAACGCAATTATCAGCGGTGATATGATAGGTGTTGATTTCACAGGTGCTAAATTAAATAATGTTAAATTCCAATGTGCTGCTAATGACAATTTCACACAATGTAAATTCATCAATGCTGATGTATCTGGTATTAGATTTGCCACTGCTGCTGCTCCTACAACTGATCTTGATGTTGATATTACCGATAGTGATTTCTCAGGCGCTATTATTACTGGAGCACACTTCACTAAAATTGGAAACGCTACCACCGCCAATTTATTACGAGCGATCTTCAAAGATGTTACATCTACTGAATCTCTGGTTAATGTCGATGCTAAATTTGATGGTAAATTAAAAGCTGTTCGCGATTCTGATGGTAAACTTATCATTCTTCCTAACAACAGTGGCGTGACCCTTAATATGACAGATATTGTTATCAAGGGTGTAAATCTCCAAAGTATAGATTTCGGAACTTCTAATATGCAAAATGTCTTATTTGATACATGCGATTTAGGTAATACTGATTTACAGGCAATCACTGCCGCTAATTACATGAAAGGTTTCAGAGTTCAGAATTGTAATATTATGGGAGTAGTTACTGTACCAACTGCTGGTACAAGTGTGTATGGTGTATTGAACACCAATAAATGTCCATCTATTAATAGTAACAACTTGAGATTCTATGGTAAAAATCAATGGAACAAATATGCCAGTGCTGAAAATGGTTTATCTGCTGCAAGAACATTCGGTGGTGCTGAAAACCATGACGGATTAAACTTCAATTCTGTTATAATTAGTGATTTGAGCACTTTCAATGCTGCTGATTTATCAAAAGCATTATTTGTTGGTGCCGAATACTTATCTGTCCCTACAACTGATCCTTTTACAGCTTGTACAATGCCTGATGGATTTAATTCTAATGGTAAACTTCAAATGGGTCCTGGTGTAAAATATACTGGTACTGTCGGAACTCAACTAAATATTACCGGTGAAGGTACTGATTTACAAGACCAAGATTTAACAGGAGCAACATTAAAAGAATGTACTTTAACTGGTATGAACTTTAGAGGTGCTATCTTAACCAACGTTGACTTTGAAGGGTCTACGCTATCTGGGTCTAACTTTAGAGGTGCTAACTTATCTGGTGCTAAATTAGCTAATATTGAAGATGAAACGACTGCTTTTGTTGGTATTGACATTGTTGGTGCTAACATTACTTTGCCTACAACTAACACAGACGCTAAAAATAACTATACTTTAATTAATGGTGCTTTAATCGCTAAAGCTGGTAATGCTGTATAAGTAAATTAATTCATAACATAATATGAAAATCATAATATATAACTAAAATCATGTTATTATATATTATGTCAATTTAAGGGGATGTTATCCCCACACCCCCCTACTACTTGAAGGATTACGTTTTGGACTATATCCTCGTTTTAAATGGGGGATGTTATCCCCCTCCCTCTATATTCGCGGCATCATTGCTCCCGCCATAGCGTCCATTTTGCCTAATTTTTCGATTGTTTTTTCGGCATTAGTGCGTTTTTCGGTAGGTAAATTTTCAAGAAGGTATCCGCTGTTGGATTTCTCTTCATTTTTCTTTATATTTTTGTAAATCATGTTTATTTTTTGGACAACATTATTTACGATGGGTTTTTCTTTGGCGTCTAATATTTCAATTTTGGTGGGTATATTTTCGGTAACGATTTCAACCGCAAAGTATAGTAAATATCTGCGTTTCTTTTTGATTGCGTAAGTGTATTTGATTGAAAATAGGTCGAGTAAAGCGTTCATTATTTTTTCAGCGACTGGATTATCTTTTACCATATGAAGTAGTAATTCCCATACGATCCAAATGACGTCATTTTGGTATTTTTGATTTATTTTAGGGAAGGTTCGCATTTCTCCCGCGAGTATTTGTTTTTTTTTGCGACAAATAGAGTCGAATTCGATTAACCATTCTATCCAATAGCATGATTTGAGAATATTTTTGTTGGTATTGCCTAATTGGAATGCTAATTCGTTGATACAGATATAGATTTCGTTAGGATCATTTTCTCTAAATACGGATTTGGCGTATTGTATATTGGATGCTTTTAGTTTTCCACTGAGTGTGGTCATATTAAATTCATCGGGTTTGATTTTAATGATTTCGAAGGCGGGTTTTTTGTTGCTCACGCACAATATGGAGATGATTTCGGCAAATAGATTTCTTATATTTTCGCAGTTTCGCATAAGTAATTCGGATCCTACATATCCACTTTGAACGATTTCTTTGAATGATTGAAAACGTAGATTGATATAAATGGGTAATTTAGGATTGCCCAAATGGATATGTTTTCCGATACAAAAGATGATAATTTCCCACAAGTCACTAAAGTGTCCGCTGCATATCAATTCGGCGCTCCAGTTACATGCATTTTCGATTTTTCCTCCATTAATGCTATTTAGTAGTTCTTTTTTAACATCTGTTTTTTTAAATTTTGAAAAGGTGCTACCGCGAAAATCGCTTGCAGAACGTTTGTCATCTATATTAATTTCATCCATATTAATAAAATTATAATAAAAATATACTAATAATACATATACAAAATGAATTTTATGAGCCAATTGTATAATCTAAAAAATAAATTAACAAAGGTATCGATATGGGTAAAAATGATGATTTTACTGCTTTTGATATATGTACTAAACGCTATGATGATTAATCATGAGAATAGTATAGAGAGTTTTACTCCTCAACAAAAGCAATTTGAACTGAAGCGCGATGATTTGTTCGATGATTTTTATGTAAACATATACGATAAATTGGTGCATAATGATTATAAGAATGAGTATGAAGTAGGACAAATAGTGAAAAATGCGGGTCCGAATGAGAATAGTCGTATATTGGATATTGGTTCAGGAACTGGACATCACGTAAATTTATTTACACAAAAAGGGTATGACTGTATAGGTGTAGACAAATCGAGTTCAATGATTAAGAAGTCGAAGGAAACATATCCAGTTTCCAAATTTAAAAGGGGAGATGTATCGAGTAGCATGTTGTTTACTCCTGAGAGTTTTACTCATATTACTTGTTTCTATTTCACAGTGTATTATCTTAAGGACAAGAGGACTTTTTTCAGTAATTGCTTCCGTTGGTTAAAGCCGGGTGGAAGAATAATTATTCATCTTGTAAACAGGAATAAATTCGACCCAATAATCCCTGTAGGGAACCCTGTAGGGATGGTGAATGTTCAGAAATACGCGAAAGAACGTATAACCAGTTCAGTGGTGAAATTCAAGAGTTTCCGTTATAAATCGCAATTTGAACTGGGAGGTGATGTTGCGACATTTAAAGAGATGATTAAATTTGACAAGGATGGAAAAATGCGTGTGAACGAGCATGTATTACATATGGACAGTCAGATGAACATTATTACAATGATGAAAGAATCTGGGTTCATATTACAGGGAAAAATAAGTCTTCATCCTGCACAATATGACCATCAATATTTGTATATATTACAAAAACCTGAATAAAACATAAATAGTATTTATTATATAATCATTAATACATCATGAATAATTATATAAATGAAACGATAGGGTATTTATGTCAGCCAACACAGTCTGGTTTAAGTATATATTCGTCGATTCTACTGATTATTATAATACTTATAGTAGTTACTTATGGGTATATAAAAGTGAAATACAGATTTTGGTCGATGCAGCCAGTGTTTCATATATACAATATACTGTATTGGATACGTGCTCCCGGATTAATTGACGACCAACTGCCGATTCAAAATCGATATGTAAATCGGAATAATATTTCGTTCTATGATTTTAGTGTAATAGAGCAGAACACGCTGGATATATCGACCAAATTAATTCAAGAGCATTATTTAAAAGTGAAGGATGCTCACTACAATCCAGAAGTGAATAATATCGTGCCTTATTTTAAGGGACATCAGAATCCTTGTTTTCTCTCTACGTATTTTATAAAGGATCTATTGGGTGAGAAGGAAATCATTGGAACAATAACATCTCGTCCACTTGACGTATATCTTTATGGAAAAAAGATGTCGGTTCATTATGTGGACCATCTATGTGTTCATGGTGGACATCGCAATAAGGGAATAGCGCCTGAATTGATTCAAACTCTTAATTATTATCAGTGTCGTGCGAATCCGAAGATAATGTGCTCATTGTTTAAAAAGGAAACAGACCTTACGGGTATTGTACCGCTCACAATATACAAGACATATTGCTTTGATATGAACACATGGAAACAGAAGGTAACGTTACATAGTTCAATTCAGATTGTAGAGGTGAATAAGAAGAATATTCATATTCTACATGATTTTTTAAAAACGATGATATTAGGGACAGACAAATTTTCTTGTTTTATTATGTCATCGATAGGAAATATATTGAGTTTGATAGAATCGAAGAATATTTTTGTGTATATTTCTCTCCAGAAGGATAATGTTCTAAGTGCCTATTTTTTTAGAGATTCATCGCTAACGTATGATGACGAAGGTGTGTTGGAATGTTTTTGTACACTGAATAATGTGGATAGTATTAAAAGTAGTAAGAATAGTGATTTATTTGTATATATGTTTAGTCATGCTCTTAAGAAAGTGTGTTCTGAAAATAAAAATATGCGTTATTTATTGATAGAAAATAACAGCGATACAAAGGAAATATTAGTGAATATAATGATGAAATATGTGCCGATGTTTGAAAGTCCGACTGCGTATTATTTATATAATTATGGTGTCCGCCCGATCGAAGAATTTCGCGTATGTATAATAAATTAATGTAATAGAAAAAAGGGTTTAATAATAATGTGTCTATGATTATTATTAACTATGCTTACCGAGAGAACATTTATTAATAAATTATTTCAGTCTCCGGATAATTTTCAGGGGAAGATAATTACGGTATGTGGCATGATTCAAAACATTCGTAAGCAATCTAATATAGCATTCGTAGAATTGAATGATGGAACGCAATTGAAAGGACTACAGATTATATTGGATGATAATTTTGTTACAGACGACAAATTTGATGATATTTTTGAACATGGAACGAAAGGAACTATCATAAGTTGTACGGGACGAATTATGAAGAGTCCGGCGAAAGGACAATTATTTGAAATGATAGCCGAGGGGAATGGCATAAATCATTTTGATTGTATCGTGGAGTCAAAGGATTATCCTATTTCAAAGAATCGTTTAACATTGGATTATTTGCGCAATCATTTACATCTACGTATGCGAACCAATACCGTGAGTAGTGTAATGCGTATTCGTAGCAAGTGTTCATATTTCACGCACAAGTTTTTTCAAGAAGACGATTATCAGTATATTCATACGCCTATTTTGACGTCATCCGACTGTGAAGGTGCTGGAGAAGCCTTTACAGCAACGAATCTGCTTCCAGAGAAGTTGACTAAGGATACAAAGGTGGAGACGTATGACAAGGATTTTTTCGGAAGTAAAACATCCCTTACAGTGTCTGGTCAACTAAATGTGGAATGTTATGCCATGTATTTTTCGAAGGTGTATACATTTGGTCCTACCTTTCGTGCAGAGAATTCCAATACGTCGCGCCATTTGGCAGAGTTTTGGATGATTGAACCGGAAATTACGTATGTGAATTTGGAGGAGCTCGTGAGTGTAGCGGAGAAGTATTTGAAATTCTGTATTGGTAGTGTATTGGAGAGTAATAAGGATGAATTGGAATTATTTAATTCTTACTCGGCACCAGGACTATTGGACAAGTTAACGAATTTACATAGTAAACCATTTGAGCGCATTACTTATACTGCGGCGGTAGAATTGTATAATAGTCATAATCCGGATACACAGATTGAATGGGGAGATGATTTGTCGAGTGAAGTGGAGAAATATATTTGCGAGAAGATATATAATAATGCGACGATTATTTATAATTATCCATCAGGTATCAAGGCATTTTATATGAAAGAGAATGATGATGGGAAGACAGTCCAGGCATTTGACATATTGATGCCGGGTATTGGTGAAATAATAGGCGGTTCTATTAGGGAGGAGCGATATGATGTTCTGAAGAGCAAAATCGAGGCGAATAATATAAGCGTAGAGTCGTTACAATGGTATTTGGATTTGCGTAAATTTGGAACGTGTCCACATGGTGGTTTTGGGCTTGGTTTCGAGCGATTGGTTATGTTATTGACTGGAATTACGAATATTCGTGATGTGATTCCTTTTCCTCGTTATCCAAATCATTGTGTATGTTAATATGCGAATAAGTTATTCATTATTATGTATGTATATATATAATTATGTATAAGAAGAATACTCGAAGAAGAAATATAAATAGAAGTGGAAAGTTGAATCGTTTTAGAAAGACGCGTTCAAAAAGAGGAGGTATGGCAAAAACCAAAAAAGAAATGGATATTTGTCCGATTTGTCTTGAAGCAATAAAAAAGGAGGACAATGTACCCAAATTAAAATGTAAACATTATTTCCATAAAGCGTGTTTAGCAAATGTTTGTAGACGAAGTAATAATATTGATGCGAAATGTCCTATGTGTCGTAGTAACATTCGGTTTGAATGTGTAGCCGACGTTACAAGAAATACACCTTGGATATATCATCCTCATACTGATCCTACGCCATATTCATTGACTGAAATACGCGATATGAATATGAACGAAAGGCAGCAAATGAGTCTTGATATACAGAGACATAGAAATAATTATTTGGCTCGCCGTCGCCGAATTATTGCACGCGAAACACCCGAAGAACGCGATGAAAGAATAAATATAGAAGAAAGGTTCGAAAGAGAAGAAAGAGAAGCACGAAACAGATACTATAATATAAATAGTAGTAATTCTCGTGAGCCATCATCTCCTGATTATACGCCGCCAGAATCACCGCCAGAATCACCACGTTCATTAGATACTATTGAAATAGATATGGCTCGACCAACTGTGCGTTCTTTTTCAGATATTGAAGAAGAAGAAGATGTTTTAAGAAGAGGCAATGTGGGTGATCTAATTGATTATATTCCTGAGAATCAATTAGGATTTAGACATTATAAAATTTCTTTGGATGGAAATGGTGATAAATATCTGGAAGTTATTGGGGATATAGAGGGTTATTATGATGATGTGAATTATGGTTTATTGGGAGGTAAAAAAATTAAGAAAACAAAGAAGCGAAATAACATTACACGTAAAAAAAGAACATAGTATAATTAATACATATCTGTAAATAATCATAATTTCTATTTTAATAATGATTATTTTATCTCACATACTTCCCTACTTTAGCGAAGGAGTCAACAATAAAAATAATGAATACGCCAAGAAAGCAATATAATACTAATTCTTCTGTAATACTATTAACTTTTTCATCGTTATTATTTTCGATGAGAGTTACTAAATAATTAATCTTATTCATAATTTCTGGATTAGAACTGGCGCTGTCTTTAATATTGGAAGCATTTGCGTAATATGGAACATGTTGCTCAAAATATTGTTTGGAATAAGAGCCATTAGCTTCTTGGAAGCCTTCAGCAGTTACTTCAGTATCATCGTTTTCTTCATTCATATCCATCATTTCTTCGGATTCATTGCTTTGAAAATTTTCGACACTACTGATGGTATTTTTAGTGCGTTCTACTCCCGATGACATAGGTTTGGATGGAGGATTAAAATCAGCAAGTCCATTTCCTTCTTCTTCGGTGCTTGATAAATTTAAATGCTTAATCATATTTTCAACTTTATCGTTGGACGATGGATAGACGCTTCTGTTTTTTATCGTTTTATTTTTTCGTCGATGTTCATGAATATTTAGATTGGATTCATTATTTATAGTGGTATTATTAGTCTGTTCAATAGTTGAATATCCTAAAGTTGTTGCCATAGTTCTCTTAATAAAAAAGGAGATAAAAATTAATATTATACACTGAAAAAAAATCACAATAACTATATAATGGAATCAAATGTTCAATGTACGTTAATAATGCTTGTAATAATAATCATTTTAACAAATTCACCTTCTCTCTATAATTCTGATTTAGGGAATATGATTTATGCAAGTTTACTGGTAGCGTTTTCATTATATGGAAAAGTATATGGTCTTGTCATGTTAGTGGTAATAATATCTTTGAAACAGTCTTCACTTCTTGAAGGAATGAGTGGTCCTGAAAAGGAAGCAGTAACACAATTCAAGCAGAAACACTGTAAAAAAAAAGGATTGGTCGATAAGAATGGAGAGAAAGTGTCTTTAGAAGACATTGGGTCACAATTCCCTAACCTTAATTTTGATGCGGATAAATGTAATCCATGTGATACAAAATGTAGTTTTAAGATTAGTTCGGGCAAAGAACAGTTACATATTATGGAAGGATTGCGTCCTGAAAGTTCTAATAATTTTTCTATAAATAAGAATATAACAAGTAATGAGAAGCAAGTAGAGACGTTTTCTACCATATTTTCGGAGTTTACGAATACAGAAACAGATCCTGAGCCAGTATTAACCACATCGTCGAAGTAAATATATTTTCTTAGTATAAAGAAGGATGTCAATAAAGAAGGTAGGGCACTATGTATTACTAATTGTAGTAATCGTGTATTTTTCGTGGTTGAATAGTAAACCAAGAGACAATAAGGAAGGATTTCATCCGAGAATTAGAGAGCAATATAGAAGTGGTATGCGAAATATAAATATAGTGAAGGAAGGGTTTGAAAAAACGAAGAGAGACACATTTAGATTATTATCGAAAAAACTGGGCTATTAAATTTTTTTACATACATATATTAAGTATAAGTATGATTAGTAACATGTTTGATTTTTTTTCAAATAGTGCTTCCTCATTAAACCAAAGCAAATTCTTTGCTGGTATCATTATGTTAATATTAAATATCGGTTCTAAATTTATAACAGTAGAGTTCAGTGAATCACAAGAGGCGTATTTGCGTAATGCTATGGGTCGTCAACTATTAATCTTTGCGATTTGTTTCATTGCAACGAAGGATATTGTCATAGCTTTAGCGTTAACAGCGTCGTTTATCGTATTAGCGGATTATTTATTCAATGAAAATAGTACTTATTGTGTATTACCAGAAAGTTTTAAAAAACTGAAGGATATTATTGATGAAGATGGAGATGGTAATATAAGTGAAGAGGAACTGTCTAACGCATTGAAAATTCTCAGTGCTGCCAGGTCAAAGAAGCAGAAAGATACGCAAAAGCGAATATTTGAGAAATTTAGTTCGTCGATGTAAACATTTATATTTTATAGTAATAATATAAATATTTAATGATTAGTGTGCTGAAAATAATGTTGAAAACGAACATAGATGGACATATAGTATATGAGCCATATATATTGACGAATTCAAGCAATACGATAGATGTGAATTTTGATAAATTGCGTATCCCGAAGAATACAATACTAATGTCTGATTTAGTTCCTTTAGAGCCGAAATATTTTCCAGAAAAGAATGTTGATTATTTGAATTCAGTTACGCAAACGGATTTGTTTGTAAAAATATTATCCACAAAACTGAACGATTATAAGAAAAAAGAGCGTAAAGAATTTAAAACCACAACACAGCAAGCAGCTAAGGATGAGGTGGCGTATTACAATATTAACAATATTATTCAGCGAATTTTTAAGAGACAAAACCCGTTTTTTTACGGAAAGGATCGTACGCTAACTGTTATGAATCATTATTGGAATGGTGGTTACAATATCTCTGTAGATAAAGTTGCCAATACGGAATTCAGATTGTATGAGGTACATGTGGTGCTTGAATTGGATTTGCGTGCTCCAGATAAAATAAACGACGAAGAAATCAAGAAGGCGACCTGTGAGACACAGCGTGAAAAAATAAAACGTATATGGAGTTACTTACGAAATGTGGAATATGTGCCTCCAAAGGCGAAGATAGTGGCACTACCTAACGCACCAGCACTACAAACGAATAATATTTCGGTTTAATCGTGGTTTAATCTCCACCTTTAAGACGCATAACGAATTTGAACGCATGATAAAAGAAGGCGAAAATACCAACGATGAGCATAATAAAATACATTATATCGCCAATATTATGTTCAAAATATCCCATGTAAGATATGTAGGTAAGAACAGGTAAAAGAATCAAATAATGAAATAGGCGGACAATAGGGCTTTTATTTTTGTCATCGAAATTGGGCGCGGGAACAAAAACAGGAATAAGAACGGCAGTACCTAATAGTGCTAAATACATATAATCTTGTGTCATTTTTCCAGTGTAACCAATATAAATAAGAATAATACTCTGTAAAAAGACGTGCATAGCATGGACAATTGGCATTGGTAAATGAACTAACATTTCTTACATTTACATAATATAAAAATTGATCATAATTATTATTAAAAATAATAATTATTAACAAGCGATGGCGACTACTGTGAATGATAGACTAAATGATGTATTTGATAAATATATTTGTGACCGTTATCTTAAATTAGAAGATAAGGATGACATATGGAATCAAAGTGTGAGAGCATTTATAAAATATCATGATGATATAGTTTCTTATCAAGTTGAAGAAGAATGTAAAATAGATGACGAAGACTTGGAAGAAATACAAGAAAAAGGATTTCAACTATTCGTTGGTGAAAAATGCGCAAATATAGATGAGGACGAATTTGATGGTCCTAATGATATATCATCAGAGGAATGGGAACTTATTGACAATATTATTCTATACTATTATCTTAAACATTGAACATATGAAGGTAATAAATAACGATAATGAAAATATAGTTCATTATAAATATACGACTTACTGCCACGTCAGTATATGTGCCACGTCAGTCATGTAGTAAATATTATAATAAATAATTTAAAAATAGCATATAATTATATATATAATAATGTTTAGATCATTGTGTTTCTTGATGATTTTACCGTTTATAAATAGTCTACGAGTATTTTCTTCTGCTAATGAGAGATCAAAACCTGTATTAGTAGGGTCTACGGAACCTATAGAAAATTTTGATCCTCTTAATTTGTCGGATACTGACGAGAAATTGCAATATTTTCGCGAAGCGGAATTGAAACATGGTAGAATAGCCATGATTTCTGGATTAACTATTCCGTTAATTGAAAGAGTAACACATAGCCCAGCAATTTATGAATTTGATAAGCTACCTGATAATATTCAAGTATTAATTGTTTCTTCTATGTTTGTTAGCGAGTTTTCAAGCATGATTTACGGATGGAAAAATCCATTTATAAAAAATAATTCAAACCAATATTTTAAACTAAAAGAAGATTATCAACCTGGAGACCTTCGATTCTCATTGACAGAAGAATTAACATATGAAAAAGGTATTACATTATTAAACAAAGAACTTAATAATGGTCGCTTGGCGATGATTGGTTCTTTTGGTATAATAGTCCAAGAATTAATAACAAATAAACCATTGTTTTAATAAACAATTGGGTTTGGGAATATTGTATTTTTTTTACCATTTCTATTCCATAAATCTTTATTCAATTTATAATTAAAATGGAATGTTATTCCACATACCATGATATAACCAACAGTAAATCCTACCTTAAAATTGGTATATGATTTCATATTTATATTTAATATTTATTTTAAATAAATAATTATTAAATTCAATTTTTTTATTCATTATAGTATTGTTATAATATAATGAGTATATCTCCTATTATCTTGGCTGGACTTATTCGTGGGTCAAGAAAGATATTATTACAAGTGTATAATTTTAATGAAAATAATAAATATAAATCAGAAACACATACTATAATGGTAAATAATAATATTAGGAAAATTAGATATCCAAACTGATGGTATTCTTATCTGATTTTTGACGACGCTTAGAACGCTTTGGAGGGTTTGAATTTTGGATTTCCTTTAAATCTGAAATACTAATGGTGCTCGAATTTTCTTCGTTGATTCGGATAGACTCACTCTGCTGTTGTTGCTGTTGTTGCTGTTGTTGTGAAACAGCACCTCCTTGTTTACTTTTTAGTCCAGATAGTATGTCGGAAATATCAGAAGGTCCGGTCATTTCTGTTCGTGTGACGGGGCGTTTGGATCGCATAGGTGCGCCAGGATTTTCATAATTATTGGATAAGTCGACTCCTTGTTGAGGTTGTCCACGCGCGGACATTAGATCAGGTCTATTGGAACCATTACGTTGAGGAGGCGCCATGTTTTGTGTTCTCATAGGTGCAGGAGGTGGTCCAGACGACATATCAAGTTGTGGTTCACCTGACCCACCATTGCCACCACCGTTATCGCGCATTACGTTACCCATGAAGTTACCGAAACCTGGACTATTCTGTCCCATCTGATTAACGGCAGCACTGGTGAATTGTTGCATTAACTCAGGATTTTGTCGCATAATGTCATCCATGCCAGGCATGGCAGATTTAAACATAGTGTTTGTCATATGAAGCATAATGGCACTACCACCCAATTGGAATAATAATTTGAGTTCGGGTGCCATCTTTGCTTTGGAGCTATATTTTTGGTGTAATTCTTGGAATATTTCATCATAATCGTCTATGTTCTCATTGACTTGTTCTGACCATCCATCCAACTTCAAATCAAATGGGTCGAAACGATTGTTCAAAAACTCCAGTCCAGTGATACATGCCATCAGCATTTTTCCTTGAAATTTAACGGAATTATCACGTTCTTTGCCTGAGACAATGGTTTCATATTCGCCCTGCATTTCCATAAGGGAAGATTCCATTGTATATTTCTTACTGATTTCAACACCTCTCTTTTCAAGTGCCTCAAGCTTCTTCAATATTTCAAATTTTTCTTTCAACATATCTTCTCGTGACATTTTGGGCGTATTATCAAAATTATGATTTGGGTCAACAGGAATATCATTGAATTTATGGAAGCCATCCCATGTTTTTTCATCTGTATTCTTCTTTACATCATTGGTGAATTTTACAGAAGGTGTTGGATCTATGGTCTTTGTATCACCATCAAGGTTGTTCAAATTAATACTATGAACACTTTGTAGCGATTGGTTATCGAAACTGTTGTCTTGGGTGGGGGTTCTACTTATAGACGCGAATGCGGAAGATTTTGATTCGCGAACATTGTATTTTGTATCAGACGACTCATCTGTCGCCAAATGATTGAGGTCATCTTCTAAAGATTGTAAATCGGCTAAATTAATATCAGACGATGGGCTGCCTGCACGAGATGATGTTCCTTTTTTTTTATCATTCATCAAAAGCTCAATACCAGGTCCAAAATTCACAGACGGTCTATCTAATGAAATGGATGGTTCGTTATTTGATAAGTTAAGATCAACGGTTTCAATATTCATGTCTTATTGTTTATTAAGAACATATAATTTTAAGTCATCCGCAAAATAAATATTATAACTTGAAATTAATGATGTTTAAATCCGCCAAATAGACTAAACCTTGTAAAAAAGAGTCCGCAAAGTCATCTTTTTTATTTGATTTATCAAATATTTCTAAATGATTATTGCATATAGTTGGATGAGCGACGATAATATCACGACATACCTTAATGGATAGTTTTTTTCGTTCACTATAACTGGATTTCTCTTCACTTTTTTCAAAGTGTTTTAATTTATTTTTAGCAGAAACAAATTTAATCTCTGGCACATTTTTCATGATAAAATATTGGGCGATCATTCCTTGTAATGTTTTCATATTATTAGCAATAGGACTAATTTGATTTTCTATAATAACAGTATCGATTTCATGCTCATGAAATATAGAGTTGAATGATGTCTGTAACATTCTACCGAGTGTAATTAAATCACGTTGTTTATTTGTCGATTGATTGGCATTTGAGAAACAGGAATTGGAAATATATTTCTCTATAATGGTAATTAATTCGGATTTAAGTATTTTAGCTACCTCTTGTTCAGTAGTAAGAATATTGAATTTTTTACATAGGTCATTCAATTCTATCATTTTGAGTTTTTTTAATTTCATAGGATTCAGTTCTTTACTGGGTATAATAAAGGTAGTTTGCTTTGCGTGAGTCTTACAATAAAATAATTCATTTTTTTCATAAGATGCTTTTTTACCGCATGTTTTTTTGGTTTTATTACACATACCACCACATTTATGAATTACCGTATTTTCTAAATCAACGACAGACCATATAAGTATTTTATAATCATCTTTATCAGTTACATCAAACATACATATAGCTAAATTTTTTATTCCCACATCAATACTAAGAATTTTCATATAAGGTTAATAATATTCTATATTAATGAATAATATTAAGTATTTAATTGTTTTTATTAGAGTAATAATTTAATAGTTGTTCCTGATTCACAGAAGGAGCAATCATGCGCTCTGCTAAATCAGTGCGAGATAAATATAAATTTTTCAAGTCGCTTGTTTCGTAACCGTAAGGTTGTGTTTTTTCTGAACCGGATTTGTATAAGAATGGTGTATTGTTAGATTTTTGCTTTGAATTACCATAATAAGGACAATCTCCACATTCATTGCATGCGGACAATTGATTATATTCAATAATAGAATTAGCGTTTTTAGTTAAATAATTGCGATATTCCCAATTTGATTGAACATTCGCTTGTTTTCGAATTTCTTTATTTACAACTGCTCCTGGTTGCCATTGACTATAATTTCTGCCATCGCTCATAACAGGAGGAAATCCAAAATGAATATTATTTGATCCTGAATAACAAGTACCCCAACTCATCTTTATTTATATTATGTATAAAGATAATTAAACACTTAATAGATTAATTAATTCCTGTTTTTTTAGTTTAGTCACGTTATTTGCTAAATTTTTAGAAGTCACTATATCCCTAAGGGCTTTTACACTGACTTTGGAATAATCAATGGGCACTTCTATTTTTTTAACAGTTTCTTCGTCCTCCTCTACTAAATCGGCGATTGATTCAATGGATACGTTATCGCTCGTTAATTCTGTAAACAATGTTTCTACAGGCAATTCTACAGAATCGACATCATCATTGCTGAGAATATTACTTTCTAATTCGATTGTTTGTTCAATTAATTCAGTAACCAAATGTTTAATTAGTGGAGCATCATCACTATCAAAGCTACTACCACTTTCACCATCATTTAATTCTTCTTCATCTTCACCAGACATTTCAATAATTTTGATATTAGTTCCTTGAGAACTATGTAATTCAGAACCCATATTAAGAGTCTTGGTTTCATTTTCTCCCGATAGGTCAATTAGACTATTCTCAGAATCATACTCGCCTTCTGAGTCGGAATCGTCATATTCATCAGAATCACCAGATTCGCTATCTTCCGAGTCGTCTGAAACATTAATGCGTGAATCAGAGTCTAAATTATGAACTATGAGATTATTTCCAGAGCCTTCTTGTTCATATTCATTTCCTTCCTCGTTACTTCCTTCATCCGATGCGTTTTTTTGAATGAGTTGCTGGGCCATATTAAGACTGGATAGAGAATTTAACTCTTGTGTTAATGACGTCATGAGTGAAAACATCGAATTCACTTTATGATCGAGTGTAGATAGTTGCTGTCTAAAATACAACATTGTTACCAGTGCGATTAAGAGAGAAATTGCTAAACTAATGAGAAATCCGTTATTTTCTAATCCGAACATTTTATTATAACATCGATATATATTTAAATGGTTAACATAACGAAACAACATAATTGTTAATAACGAATTGTCCTTATTTAAATAGATAGACTATTATTGATAATCGATTCTGTTAAATCGATAATACTCTGTGGGTATTTTAATTGTTTTAATACTTTTATCCCCCCTTTTATTTCAGATATTCCACGATTAATTTTGTAGGTGTATTTAAATTCATTGTCGGTATTATCTATTTCCATGTGATAGTTTAATGCGTATTTATTATCACGCCGTTCTATTTTAAGACATAAATCAATATAGTGAGTAGTAAGTACATAATTAACGTTTTTATTAGAATTCATAAAATGTAGATAAGAATATGCACTTGCTATAGCTTCATAAGGATTTGTGCCGGAATACAATTCATCAAATACACAAAAGTGTCGTTTATTATTGTATGTTTCGATACAATCAATAATGTCTTTACATCGTCTGGCTTCCGCTTGGAATAAGCTGTCTCTCCCAGAAGTATCGGGTATATTTATATAACAATGAATATAATCATATGGATTTACTTTCGCTGATTTATAGAATCCAAATCCTATTTGCTGACTGAGTATAATATTAAATAGAGTAGTTTTCAACATAGTTGTTTTACCTGCTGCGTTTGGGCCAGTTATCACTATGTTTTTCTTTAAGTTGTATGTATTTTTTACAGGCGCACTATTTTTCAGTGATGCGAAATGAGCATTTTTAAATTCAGTATCTTTCTTTGTAAATGAACATTTGTTTACTACTTTATTATCAATTAGGTCACGTAATTGAATAATATTGTCTATGAATCCATTAAATCCAAATGAGTATATCAATGTTTCGTGATATGTCGCATTACAATGAATCGCGTAAAACTGTTTTAATGCTTGTCCGACGTTGACAATCTTAGAGAATCCGAACTTGTAAGGAGTAACCTTATATAATTCAGCATTCATCTCTTCCAGTATGAATTTGTTATTTTTAACAACAATATTAAACCCATTATATGATGATAATGAATCAGTGATAGCCAAACATTCATTCATCGACTGAATAGTAATATCATTATAGGAACGTAATTGTTCGATATATACGTGCATTTTCTGGAGATTTTTATGATAACGATAACAATGCATGAAGTTTTGATATATTTGAAAGAAATAGAAGAATACAGAAACCAATGAGGTTACGCGCTGTTCCATTGTCATACTATTAAACTGAAAAATTTTGCCGATAGGAAGTTTGGAGAATAACTGTTTCAATACCACAATATATTCTTCCAAACTAATACTATGTTGCTGAATCTTCAACATAAAAAAAGGCACTATCATCAAAATTACCGGAATAACGATTGTTAGAATAGGACTGGTTAGAGTTGCCAATGTTAACCCAGAGAGAAAGTAAGAAGAACTATTCAGCTTCTCGAGCATGTCCCATTCCACATAACAATACCGTTCTTTAAAATTCGCATCGGTTTTCAGTTCATTCCACATTTCTATTATATTATCAATATCTGATGGTCCGTGACGTTTGGATACTTCAATCTCCTTATATAATGTCTGTGATTCCTTTAAGAATGTTGTATCTGTAGTATAATAATCGCTCCATGATTGTATTACTTGTTTCGAGAAAGGATTCGTAGATTCGAATAAATGGTCATAAATACAGTTTGCAGAAATGTCGTAACTTTCTTTTAATTCTAAATCTATTTGAAGATTATTCGCCAACTCATATTTTTTGTTGTCGGGTAAATAAGTAATTGGTAATTTAAATTCCTTATTTAGTTCGTGTATATTATTCATTATTTAATACGAAGAATAATATACCATTAATTAAACGATTGGGTGAATCATTTATGCTTGAACATACGATGCCGGAAGTTCTGTGATTTGTGTATTGTAGTGTCCTTCAATATCCTTGAGATTTCGGATGTCGCGCTTGGTGATGAAATTAATCCCTACACCTTTGCGCCCCCAGCGTCCACTTCGACCAATACGATGTAGATATGTATGAACATCTCTGGACAAATCGAAATTAATGACTGTGCTCACCTGCTGGACATCAATGCCACGTGCGGTTACATTCGAAGAAATCAATACGCGAGACACACCTGATTTAAATTCCATATAAGATTTGGTTCTATCATCTCTTTCCATGCTACCATGGATACGCGATACGGGGAAATTGTCTTCTACCATAGCATTATACAAATCTTCTACGCGTTTAATTGAATTACAATAGATAATACATTGTGACATGGAAATAGTGCTAAAAATATCTTTAAGGGTTGAATATTTAGACTGATCATCCTCCAATGCGATATAATATTGCGAAATCCCCTCCAAAGTCAACATTTCAGATTTCACCAAAATCTTGATGGGATCTCGCATAAACTTCTCTGTAAGCATATTAATCTCATTAGGGAGCGTGGCGCTGAACAAGCACACCTGAACGTCTTTGTTCAAAAATTGGAAAATGTTATATACCTGTTCTTTGAACCCTGTAGACAACATTTCATCTGCTTCATCTAATACAATTAGTTTGATTGATTTAGATTGAATATGATTTCTACGCATCATATCATATGTGCGACCCGGACATCCTACTACAACATGAGGAGTTGCGCTGCGAATTTCTTTTTGATCATCTTCTGATGAAACACCACCGACCAAGAGTTTAATTTTTATGTTATCCATAAACACGCTGAGATTTTTTAGAACACTAAATGTCTGAATAGATAGCTCTCGTGTAGGAGACAATATTACCGCTTGTGTTTTACTAATGGATGTGTCAATAAGACTCAATGTTCCTATAGAAAAAGCGCCGGTCTTTCCAGTACCTGATTGAGCTTGAGCAATTATGTCATTTCCATTTACCATAGGTATAATAGATCGTTTTTGAATAGGACTTGGGTCTTCAAATCCGATTGAATAAATGCCGCGTAATACTGACTCTTTCAAATCTACTTCGTCCCATTTTTCAAATGATGAGTCATCTACTTTACTATCATTATTTGTTTCATTATGCGTAGTATTTACCAAACTATTGTTTGTTTCACCGACTATGTTGTTTTCACTGTTTTCATTATTTTCATTCATAATATATATATATTATCTCGATAATACGTTTAAGTTAATATTTGAATTATAATATAATATAATAAAAAATTGATATAAAAATTAAATTAATATTATAATACATCATTACTATGTCAGCACTTGTAAAAAATGCTACCCAGGTTGAATATATATCATATCCATTGCAACATATTCTACAACTTGTAGGAAATATGGATGGGTATACACTATCACAAGAAATAGTTGATAGAATTTCTGATTTGTCAAATAAAGTAGGTGCTCCAACATATAATAGAACTCCAGTTTTTCATAAGCATCGTGACGAGACGAAACAAAAAAGGAAGCCTAAGCAGAAAGCGCAGGAAATTAATGATGCGGATTGGGATACAATCCGAAATTTTCAAGTAACGGAACGCGAACAAAAAGATGGCATCGATAAGTTGATTGATGATATTCGCAGAGAATTGAATAAACTCAGTGATAAAAATTATGATAAAATCACTGATAAAATTAAGTTATGTTTGGTAGAGATGGTCAAATGTGAAAGTTTCGATTCTAAGCATAAAGAAAATATTGCTCTATTGATATTTGATATTGCGACCACAAATAAGTTCTATTCTGCCTTATATGCGAAGCTATATAAAGAACTTGTGACTGATTACGATTTTATCGAATCAGAATTTGAAAAGAAATTTTCAGCGTTTAATGAACTATTCACACACATTGAATATGTGAACCCCGATGAAGACTATAATTTGTTTTGCAAAATAAATAAAGAGAATGAATCCAGACGTGCCCTCTCCATGTTCATTGTAAATATGGTAAAGTTGGATGTTCTATCGAATGACTATTTAACTAATATTATTAAAGAGCTAATTGTTCTTATTAAAACTAAAATTTCGACAGATGATTGTAAGGAGGTCGTGAATGAATTGGCAGAAAATATATACACATTAGTTACAGAATCGTATGCGTATATTAATGATCATGATGATTTTGACAATATTATGGATCATATTAAATTTATTAAATCACAAAAAAGTCAAAATCATTTGAGTCTATCAAGTAAATCTGTATTCAAGTATATGGATATGTTTGATTATATTAGTAAAAAAAATAGTTAAATAAAAAAGTGTATTAATAATAATGACTAATATTTCTTACACTATTACTGATGTATGTATCGAACGAGATAACTATAATACTAATACAATCATCGATCTTAGAGAATCTATGAATTCTTTTATTGATAATGACGAAAATAGAGCAAATGAAATAGTTGCACTGGAGATTTTTTTTTCGGAGAATTATATAGTCAAAGAATTGCAACAGATTGCCGATTATTATACATTGTCCAGACGTAAATTAAAGAAGGGTGATTTAATTCAACGGATTGTTGAATTCGAATTAGATTCTAAAAATTATGATATTGTTTCAAAAAGAAAGATGCTTTACTTCTATTATGAAGAACTGAAATCTGATTCTTTTTTTAAGGATTATGTTATTTAATGTTCTATAAGCAAAGTATTATTATTATCAATAGAATCAAATTGAATGAGTGTTCTGAAATCATATGTTCTACTATGATTTAAATCTCTGAAATCTCGAAATAAAGACATTGCCACGCTACGCGTGTTTGTATTTGTCATAACGTTATGTAAAGTATATGTCATTAAATTATCGCCAATTTGTTTTGAAAATCTGGAATTATATTCGTATTCGATTGTAGTGTATAATTTCATGTAAAAAATCATTGTTTGTATATCAGTCCAATCTTTGAAATACTTAGAATAGAAGTTTTTGAATTCAGTATTTTTCATAATACCGATGAGATCTTTGAAGAATGGATTGGTTGTTAATATTTCAGCACCTTTTGTTTCATTCTTGTCGATAAGAACAATATCAGTCTTGTTTGACATAATAAATTAATAAATAATATATTATTTATATTATTTATTAATTCATACATTTAAAAATAAATATATGAATACTTTATAATGGTTGTATCAAAAATAGATAACACAATTAATTATAGCGAACAGAAAAAATTAAATCCTGAAGATATAGAACACAATGCGACTACTTATGAAACCGAGATTTTTTCGATGGATGTTATTATCGCCATAGGGAAAGAAAAATACACATTTATAGAAAAGGAGGTCATATATTTTCCACTATATTTAATAAAGGACGATTTGGTGTATAGTCAAATAGGATTGTATGAATTAAAAAGTGATCATTTGGTTGGAGTATTAGATGATGATGGCGACTTAAATATAGACCAAGTTGGCGACCCCTTATTATATTCGTTTGTTTCAGACACATATCTGAAAAAAATATTAAAAGCAGAAGTTGAAGAATTGAGTAAAACATCTATTACTATTCGTAATGTTACTCTCAATGATGAAGGCGATGTTGCTGGCGAAGGTGAATATATAGATGATCCAGATGATCCAGATGATCCCAGTAAACATTCAGACTCCAAATCGCCCACATTGAAAATAGACAAGGCGACTATTGAAAGTTTGTCGAAAGGTGAAGACAATATTGGACCTACCGAAATATTCAAAACTGATCCTACTAAACACGTAGAGGCTATCACTAAAACGGATGACGTAGAGGAGGTAGTATCTGACAAGGCACCTTGGATTCAACAATATATGAAAAGCACGCATTTTGGGATTCAAGATAATGAAGGTGGTGGGGATTGTTTATTTGCGGTCATTCGTGATGCGTTCAATTCTATTGGTAAAGACACAACTGTAAACAAACTGCGCGATATTTTATCGAGAGAAGCAACAGATGAAATCTTCACCATGTATAAAGAACACTATGATATGTATGAATCTGCGACTACAGATACGAATAATGCAATGACCAAACTGTCAACTGCGAATAAAAAATTAAAAAGGGAATTGTCTTCATCAAAGAGCCGAACACGCCAGATTGAGATAGTAGAAGAGGGTAAAACTATTTTGGAAAAATACAATCGTATGAAAGATGAGCAGAAGTTGACACAAGAGTTAAAGAATGAGTTTGAGTTCATGAAAGGTGTTGATAGTTTGGAAGAATTCAAGGCGAAACTTCGTACATGCGAATTTTGGGCTGAGACATGGGCAATATCTACGTTGGAACGTGCACTAAATATTAAACTAATTTTACTATCTCATGAAAGTTTCGTTCAAGGCGACATCGACAACGTAATACAATGTGGGCAATTAAATGACGCTATTCTGGAAAAACGTGGCGTTTTCAAACCAGACCATTATGTGATTGCTGATTTTAATGGTTATCATTACAAGTTAATCACATATAAAGGTCGTAAAATATTGAAACTACCTGAAATACCTAACAAATTAAAGAATGATATTATTAGTAAATGCTGTGAAGACAAGGATGGATATGGTCCATATAGCATTATAGAAGGATTTAAATCTGATACAAAAGTGAAAGGAACGGTTTCAGAAGCGGAAGTAGTTGAATCTATTCATCAAAATTTGTATGATGATAGCACGATTTTCCAATTTTATAGTAAATCGTCGAATAAAGATTTTCCAGGTAAAGGCTCAGGAGAAACCAGTAAAAAAGAAAACAGTGCGATATACGGAGACTTGAAGAAAATAAAAGACTGGCGGCGAATGTTGTCAGATGATTGGAATACCAAATTCGCGGTTGATAAACATGAATGGAAATCCGTCAATCATTGTGTAGAAGGAATGAAATACAAAAATGAAAAGAATATGGAAATGTACGAGAAGTTCTCTCTAAATTCTGGGTCGGAGTTATCTGGAGATACCAGTTTAATATCTGCAAACAAGAATAATAATGGTCCAATAAGCGATGAAGTCTACGAAATAATTCTAACATCTAAATTCTCACAAAATGAAGAATTAAAAACCGTTTTACTAAAAACGCATAATGCGTTGCTTATGATATATGTAAAGGGTAAACCCCCTATTAAAGCAAATATATTAATGAATGTTAGAAAAAAATTACAGAGATAATAACTAATCTACATAAGTAATATAAAAAATATATGCAATAGTAAGGTAAATATGGAACTATTGTATGATAACCAACATGAATTTCAATTATCAGACGATTCGAAAATATTAATATCAGAAATTAAAAAGTTCAACAACCGTTTTTTGAAATTAGAACCTGATATATCAGACGAAACCACCGCATTTTTTAAAGAAATGTACAATAATATTTTAGACGCAAGAAATGATTTTAAAAAAACAGGTATAAAAAATTTCAATATCAATGAAGTCACATCACAAAGTCAAATTCCAAAACCAGATTCATTTCATCCCCATCTTTTCCCAGATGATATCATTCAATCTATAGATACTATCGCATCTCATATCATGACGTTTGACTATACTATATCCAAGCGAACAGTTAATGTCCACCTCGTTTTTATGGACAAAAATAGTATATCAGAAATAGAGCAACAATATACGCAATATATTGAAATGATATATATTATTACTCATGTATTAAGTAATTATTCGTCTATAGAATGTGGAAAGAATTTATCCCTTTACGTATATCTAACGGATTTCAAAAAGAGCGTTCCCATGTCTCCTCTTGATGAATTCGATACAAAGCATGTAAATACTGCGTATAGTGATATTTGCACAACAAATTCGCATATAGTAATATATAGGAACGAGGAATTAGTGAAAGTATTAATTCATGAATTATTCCACAACTATGGGCTTGATTTTTCGAGAATTAAATATGATTCTATGAAGGAGAAAATGTTAAAATTATTTCCAATTAAGACTGATTGCGAATTAACTGAATCATATGCCGAATTTTTTGGAGAAATAATTAATATTGCTTTTACCACGTATTATTTAGATGATAGTGTGAAGATTGCTACATATGTGCATAACGCGCATTACTTGCTATTTTATGAAAAATTATTCTCTATGATACAATCGGTCAAAGTATTACATAAAATTGGATTAGAGTATGAGAATTTATATTTACAAGACGAACTTAGTATTACCTTAAGAAACAATATATATTATAATGAAAATACCAACGTATTTTGTTATTATATTGTAAAAAATATTCTTCTTTATAATTGCCCAGAATTTCTTACTTTTTGCAATAAGCGGAATCTTCAATTGCTTGATTTTCGAAAGACGAACGTGACATTGGATTTATTTTATGAATTTATAAAGGAACATCATAATAATAGACAATTTCTTCAAATTATACGTAAAATCGAGAAAAATATTCAAAGTATTGAACATCCTTTTTTGAAATATACGGCACGTATATCATGTATAGAAATGAATTAGGCGAATACTTAAAAATATTGATTTATTTAATTACTATTTATATTATATAACATAAATAGTAATGAAACCTCCATATAACATTATTTTCAATTTTATTCGACACACATGCAATACATTTTCGATCGATGATTCACATGGAATGAAACATAGTATGGATGTATTTAAATATTCACAAAGGATATTGAAAAATGAAATAGTAGAAAAACCATTTCTTAAAGACCATGAACGAGTTATTTATACATCTGCTCTATTACATGATATGTGTGATAATAAATACATGAATGAAGCAGAAGGCTTAATCAGAATACGTACATTTATTGTCGATAATTTACATTATAGTCCAATCGAGACAGAAGCCATTTGTAATATAATTTCAACCATGTCTTACTCCAAAGTTAAAAAAAACGGATTTCCTGATATGAATGAGTTTCAGACTGCTTACCACATTGTAAGAGAATCCGACCTATTGACCGCCTATGATATAGACAGATGTATAGTATTTAATATGAATCGATACGATATTGATTATATACAATCAATAACAGATGCTTGTAATCTGTATACCGTGCGTATGAAAAAACATATTGATGATAATCTATTCACTACCAAGACAGGTCTTTCTATCGCGAAAGAATTAACAGAGGACTCTGATGAAAGAGTTGATGAATTATTGAAAATATTAGAATAAATATATATTAGTCAGAATCGGTTTCACTGGATGTATTAATATAATGACACATTTTAGATCTGAATTTTTCATGTAAAGACTTGTATCCACATGGTCTATAAAATGACGATATAAACGGATTATCATCATTTGACATACGTAAAGGGGTCGTTTTAATCATATTTCCATCAGTATCACTATAATAAATTTTCTTAATTTTGATACCGGTTCGCTTCGATGACAAAATTATACTATCAATACAATGTTTACATACTTGAGAATTTCCAAGCTGACAATCCGATTTTGAAACGCGAATAACAATCAAATTATATGTTTGCTTGTTACGCTTCTTGATTTTATCTGTATGTAACTTAGACACCCGTGAAATAACATCTAATTCAGCATGCGTAGTTGCATAACATCCAGGTTGATAATGATTCTCTCCGTAGTAGCATTTTGAATGAAAATTCATTCTATTTTTACCAGGTTTTACCAGATACGCCGCGTGGTTAGACGGACCACAATTTACACTCGTCCTCGTTTGCGCCATTTTACTAATTAAACTATCCATGTTACTATATTACTTATACAATATTATATCTATATCTATTAGCGATATCAATTTTTATCTTTATTTTATATTATTTCTTTCCTCTCGTTCGCTTATTAATTATCTTATTTTTCTTACGTTTGGTTTTCTTATTTCGTTTACGTTTTTTCCCACCAAAACCAAGCTCGGTGTCTGAATTTGGATCATGTTCTTCCTCTTCCTCCTGTGTGAATTCGGGCAATTGCGATCTTCTTTGCCGAGAATTAGCTGCTGGCGGCGGAGTTCTTGGCGAATCTGGTGTAAAACTAAATGAATTATCAATAACAGGAGGTGGACCTTGAGGAGAAGTAGGTATAATAGCTGAAGAATTAGGGCTATCCATCAGTTCTTCAAGACGCATAGGAGAGTGGTTACCACGTCGATCTATTTCAAATGAAACCTCGGGAACATCATCATCATCATCACTATCAGAACCAAATAAATTGCCGGTAGGATTATTATAATTATCATCATCGCGATTATCCTCATTATCGCCTGTCCAATCATTTATGTCTCTTAGTATTTCTCCGAAATCTTCTTGGTCTTCGTCTTCACTATCGCTTATATCATCTCCATTACGCATAGCTTGTTCTTGATCATAAGGTGGTGCTTGTGGTTCAACCATGCGAGATATAAGTGATTCATCATTAATAGTAAACCTATTAAAGTAATCTCCTGGTTCGTAGAATGGTGTAATATCATATATCCATTTTACTATTCTATCATCAGGCACTTCGGGAACCCTATAAATACGACGGATTGTTCCAAACAGACTTGATATACCACCGTTATGTGTATTGATATTCACCATGTCTCCTCCATGAACAGAAGGTTCATTTAAGGGAACAGTTTTTAGAAATTCCTCATCTGTGAACATTACCATATATGATTTGGCATTTTCTGTTTCAGTATCTTCGTCTGTTAGAATACGCGACCTATAAAAATCAATTGCGTCTACTATTGTATTATTGTCATATATATTTATTTCTGGGTCTTCAGTTGTAGATTCATCTTTCATCTTAGTGATTAATTCGTTCATATTTTCTCGCTGATATTCAATAAAGTGTTTAATATCTTCATCTTCTGAGTTAATAACAGGTGTAAGTGTGTAAATGGTTACGACATCATTTTGACCATGAGTTTGACTTGATCCAAAATTTGTATTTTGTTCTCCAACACGCTCTTCAGGAATAGAAACTGTTACGTCAAATACATTTGTAAATGTATCCCCGAAGTCTGATTCGGATAAAGGTATGAAGTTGTGTTCTAATAAAGCGATAATACCATTCATGTCAAATAACATTTTCACAGTTGGTCCAACCATTAATTGAACATAGGTAGTTCTACCACCTATCCCTCCATACCCAGAATCGAAATTTACCATATTAAAAAATTCCATATTATGTGGCTCTACGCGCCAATCGGACGCATCATCTTTTTTAATCCATTTATTGAATAAATTACCTGTTTGTAAATTATTATATATTTGTCGCTTTTGATAACAATAATGTTTATTGTTTATGATAAATACCAATATATCTGCGTCAGCGCTCAAATCATGAGTATGTGTCAAGTCGTCTGTTCTGTTCTCTCTGTTTTTACAAATATTTTCATACATATTCTCAAGTAATTGTATTTGTTCATCTTCTATGATAGGTTCTTCCTCTTCTTTTTCAGCAAATTTTACCAAATTTGCTTTATTTCTTAGATTATGTTCGCGTAATCTATATCTTTCATCTGGCTTGCCGTCAGAAAATTTTTTAAACGTAAATGGAACATAACCATGCGATACTAATAATTCATATAATGTGGTTATAGCCACATTCGCGTTTGGTCCATTCATTGTTAAATAATGTTCACTTATAGATTCACTGAATCCATATACTTGATCTTCCTTCGAAATACGTTTCTTTCGCTCATGTAAAAGCATAGGGTCGTGTTCCAATATAGTGGTCAATAATTCACCAAATTTAATTCTGATAGGGTTCGCAATTTGTGTTTCAAATATACTATCTACTAATTCATCATACAAAGGATATACTCCACTATCATCATGCTCTGAAAAAAAAGATACCGAATTTAGATTGGTGTCTGGATTTTTAATCAAATTAATTATAGTATTTAGTTCAACAGCAGTCTCTAAAGGAGTGGTTTCTACTAAAAAAGAAGATGTTTCTAATAAATCCTGAAGTATTTCGCTATTTTGATTCGGTTGATCGTCCATTAATATATATACTCTTCTTATATTTTTTGTGAAGGCGACATACACATTTATCTTTCATTGGTTTGTTTTGACACGGTAAATTTTGTTTAGTCATTGTTCCACACACGTATGAATAGCATCCATCGGATAGTTTCTTTTTATTTAACGCCCATGCTTTACTTGCCTCGTCGAAATCAATGTTTACTTCGTATTCTGTCATTATGTGAGTGATTTATTGGTTTATGGAATACTTATTGTTGAATAGACAGATTCAATTTTTTATGTAATATTCTTTTATTGTATGCTACAAAATTTTTATTATCTAAAAATAACCAATTAGTATTTTCTCTATAATAATTAACATCGTATCCCTTTCTCTCAAATATATTATCTTTTGTAATTTTGAATAAGGGTCTTCCAGTTCCATAAAAAATATTCATTTGTTTCATGCGCCATTCATGTTGTTTTGTATGAGCAGCACTCTTGTTTTCCATCGATATTATAGTATATATATATATATTAGTTGTGATGATATATAATCATTTCAAATAAAAATTGAAATTTGTATATATATAATATTATATACATATAATACATATCAAAATGGGAATTAAATATTTAAACAAATATATTCGAGCGAATTGTAGTAATTCTATACACAAAATACATTTTAGTGAACTTCAGCATAAAAAAATAGTAGTGGATGTGAGTATTTACTTATATAAATATAAGAGCGAAGGTTCTTTAATGGAACAAATGTATTTGATGATTAATTTATTTCGCTATTATAACATTATTCCAGTATTCATATTCGATGGTAAGCCTCCTGATGAAAAGCGTAATACTCTCGAGGAAAGGAGAAAATCTAAAAAGGAGGCACAAGTTAATTATGATTTACTTAAAGAGCAATATGAAATTTCGACCGACGATGTCGAAAGAAGCGAACTGTCAGCGAAGATGGATAACGAAAAGAAAAAAACGGTAAGAATCAGTCATACGGATATAATGAGGGTCAAAGAATTAATGGACGCACTTGGTGTTACTTACCGAGAAGCTTCTGGAGAAGCGGACCAGTTATGTGCGTATCTTCTACATAAAAAAATGGTATATGGATGTATGAGCGAAGACATGGATATGTTTGTATATGGATGTAATCGTGTATTCAGATATGTGAGTTTATTTAACAGCACGTGTGTTTATTATAACTTACCTGGTATATTGAATGATTTACAACTATCATTAGATGAATTCAAAATGGTAACTATTATTTCCGGAACTGATTATAATACTGATTCAGGCAATGATATGAATGTGTATGAAGTGATGAATCAATTTGGAAAATATAAAAAAATGAACTCTCCTATTTCATTTGTCGATTGGTTATATAATAATAGTAAACTGAATTCTAATGACTCGATTGAAGATATTCTTAACATGTTTGATGTACATACATTTTATATAAACGAACCTTTTGATAAATTAGTAATTAAAAATTCGAATATTATTAAAAGTGATGTAGAATTTGTGATGAAACAGAATAATTTTATTTTCGTATAAATTATAAAAAATACGTTTTTTTTTATAATTATAATGGTTATTATTTATACGACAGGATATGAAGGTTGCATGGCAATACCACACACTCCAGCATCATTAGTACTGTCGCTGCGTTCAATCTTAATATAACCGGCATCACCCCATGTAGTGCCCCAGCTATTTTTCACGAGCCAGTATTCAGTTCCATCTTCAATGCCATATCCAGCAATAAGAACACCGTGATCGAGGTTTGTTCCGCAAGCATCGCCTGTTAGGACGCCACTCTTGTAAAGTTGAAAGGCTTTGGTATCAGCCTCGATAGCAATAGATACAGGACCAATGGCAACAGCTTCCTTCAAATGTTCTTGATTATTGGGGGTTACGTCTACACAAGACGTGAGTGTTACGGCTGGACTACAAGTTTCACAAGAAGTTGCGACTTTGCTAACACCTGAGGTATAAGGATATTCCTCCTCAGTACACATACCAGTATCAATGGCATAAGCGAAAGCACCGTCCATTAATCCACCATTACATGCGTGATTACCATAAGGACGACCAGCCGAACAATCGACTAATTGTTGCTCTGATAGACTGACCAATTTATCGGTAGCAATTGACCATGCTCCTTCCATTGCTCCAGTGGCACTGAATGACCAACATGATCCACATTGTCCTTGATCTTTTACTGGGGTAACAGCATTTTTAGTGCGCCAATCGAGTGAATCGGGAGAAGAAGAAGCGGAAGAAGAAAACGCATTACATTTGGAACCGACACCTAATTTAAGACGATTCATAGAAGTGCTAAATTCATCGTTACTAAGGTCAGCGAATTGATTTACGCCTACTGTATAATTGGATTGAATACTGTTAGTATGTTCAATATATTTGATATTGTCCATGAAGGTATGGAAACGTTTTTCGAAATGTTCGATGTTGTCATATACCTTATCAAACTTTTTAATAAAGTCAATGAACTCGTGCATCTCGGGTCGAAGTGTCGCAGCGGAGCAGGTAGAGATACCAATAACGGATAATAGTACTAAAATGTTTGTCAACATGATTTGTATAATACAATAAAATAATCTTTAAACTGTTACTAAATAATCATAATAGATTTATACGCAAAAATGAGTCAATATACATTGAATTATTCTATAATAATACTTACTTGGTAGTAGTAAATATAATACATAATATGTGTTTTTCTTAACATTTGTTATTATATGGTGAAATAAGTATTTAATAAATATTAATCACATAAAGTAATATTTATTTTTTCTTTATTTATTTAACTATTTTTTATGAGTTTTATAAATAAATTTATGCGGTCTTTTCGGCATCAGTTGTCACAACAACTTTCTTGGGGAAATGATGGCTCATGAACTTCTGGAGGTTGAAGTAGGTAAGCTCGTCGGTCTTGCCAATCTTAAGAAGCTTGGTGAGAGGAGCATCGGGGATAATATGGCGGCCATTATCCTTGTCTTGAAGGTTGTTAGCACGAATATACGCGTTAATCTCCTTAGTGACTTCGGTGCGAGCCATAAGAGTGCCCTCAGGCTTCTTAAGAAAAGTAGCAAGCTCAACGCTAATTTCAGTGGGCTTCACAAAACCACTGGGCTCGCGATTTCCTGATCTACGCTTTCCCTTTGCGGATGCTTTAAGAGCGACCTTGAAGTCTTTGGTGGTTCTTTTCTCAAGAGCACGGAACTCAGTCTTAAGAGAGCTGAATTGGGCGCCGACAGCCTGAAGCTTGCCCATGAACACATTGAATTGATCAAAAAGTGAAGTATCAACTGTCTCGGACACAACAGTATCTACAGCAGGTGTGGCGACAATAGTAGATTTAGTGGCAGCAGATTTAGCAGTGGATGTAGAAGCAGATGCGGAAGCAGATGTGGAAGCGGGCGTGGAAGCGGGAGCAGTAGTCTTTTTAGTTACTCTCTTTTTGGCAGGTGTTGCGGAGGAAGCGGTTGCGGAAGCGGTAGTCTTATCGGATGTCTTTGTCATCTTATATGATGTATAAACACTTAATTTTTAAGTGCTTTAACGCAAATATTAATTAATATGGGAAACCGACTGATATAACCATGGCAAAGCCTCTGCAGCATTTGAATTTACTAAAGTTAATGCCGCTAAAACATAAAAAGCACCCAATGATTGATTATCTGATGTATTAGCGCTCTTTGTAAAATTAGACATTATCTGGAGGACCGAATTTTGAATCTCAATAATAGTATTATTATTAAGTAAGGCTATATTATTATGTCTAAAAGGGTCACCTGATGACGGATAAATACTCTGCTTTACAGAATTTGATAGATTAGCTCGATAATGCCAGATATCATATAATTCTCGCACATACATAATTAATTGTTGTTTTGATAAACTTAAAAACCAATTAGGTTGTGTATAATTTCCCAACTGATCAATATGTTGGAACACTTCCAGTGTTCTAAATTCTACTTGTTTCACGGGACAAACATTTTCTACGTCTTCTTCGTCAGATGTAATTACATTAATATTCATACACTTACATAGAACCAGATATTCAACGATGTGTTTTTTTATAGATTTGGGGAATTCTTTTCTGTTATATGGATTTTCTCTCTTTTTTGGTTTTTTTATTCTTGTATTGAATAGCGTATAAATAGATAGAATATCAAATCCGTATACAAAATTATCGCTATCTACATAGCTAAAAAACTGTTCTACTGGAATTTCATTAATATTCTGTAGGGTATAAAAATCAGTTTCATTTACACATAAACTTCTATTCATCAAAGCGGGTCCTTGATACGTCATACATTTTCTCTGTAAATTACCACGAAACACCTTTTGTATTTTGGAACAATAATGCGATAGTCGTAAGTAGTTATAAATCTGTTCAAATAACACGTCTTTTGTTCCAGTTACCTTTAATTTATAATACTTACATATCTGTTTCAATTGCGATACATTGTAATTGTATTCACATGAATGAACATATTCATGTATTTTGGGAATAAAAAATTTATCGTTATTTAGTTTCTTGGCTGATTTATTATTATAGCAAGGCTTAGTATAATATGTATTAAAATCATTTAATTTTAATGAGCGAATTTTCATGTTTATAATCTTCTATATAACTATTATTATATTTTCTATTTAATTGATTTCCAATTTATGTTTATATTTTGATGGTCTTTACTTGCCGATTACTCTTGAACTGTACTGATCCTGCTTTCTCTCCATACTTTAAATTAGAGACTTTTGTATAACAGAGTTTAAGATTCCGTAAATTCCTATATTTTGTGTTTTCTTTACACAGTTGTGCCGCTTCCTGTAAAAGTTCATCGGTTACGTTATCTGATTTAATAACAATATGTCCAGATGGATAGGAATTTAAATGCATCCACATATGGTCACTATTCGACTCTCCAATCAGCTGCCAGTTCTCCTTCGCCGTTTCTCCCAAACGCATTGTAATTCCATCAACATCGAATTCTTTCATATTTAACCTGATTTATTAAACTATATTACAAGTATCTTTATTAAGTCAATTTAATTATATTTAAATACTAAAATATACCTAAACGCATCTATGTTGCATAAATCATTTATTTTCTATTTATAAAAAAAATTGATTTAAAGAGAATCCATCTATATAGATTAATATACCAAGATGTCGAGCACCCAAGCACAAACCATGATCGTAGAAGGCAGCACCTTTAATGCTAACACTGATGTTGTTTACACCAAGCCTAAGGTAAACACCTCTGGCGGTAAGAACGTCGGAATTCTTAATAACAGCACCAAGAAGTCAACTTATCTTTCCACTCCCCTCATGATGACATGGGGTGTGAACGAGTATGTAGATGACAAGAGTGGTAAGAGATCTTATGAACTAAGTCTTCAGTTCCCTCGCGACCAAGACTCTAATTTCAGCGAGGATACCAAGAACTTCCTTGATAATCTCGCAACGTTTGAGAATAAGATTAAGACTGACGCAATCGCCAATGCTAAGGAGTGGATGAACAAGACCAAGCTCAGTCCTGAAGTAGTTGATGCTCTATGGACTCCTATGCTCAAGTATCCTAAGAACCAGGAAACTGGTGAGTTTGACTTCAGTCGTCCTCCTACTCTTCGCGTTAAGATTCCTTACTATGATGAGAAGTTCAGTGTTGAGCTATACGATATGAATGAGAAGCAGCTTTTCCCCGATACTGAGGATGCTGATGTAACTCCTCTTACTCTTATCCAGAAGACTCAGAATATCGCTATTGTTATCCAGAACGGTGGTATTTGGTTCGCAAATGGAAAGTTCGGAACCACCTGGAAGCTTGTTCAAGGAGTTGTTCAGCCTCGTGCTACCCTTCGTGGCAAGTGTCATATCAAGTTGGATAGTGCCTCCAAGCAGCGTATGGAGGCCTCAGCTTCTACTTCATCTGATGTAGATGAGGAAGATGATGAGGGTAATGTAGCAGTCGAAGATTCTGATGACGATGAGCCTACAGTTTTCGAAGAGGTTGCTTCCGCAGTAAAGACGGTTGAGGCAGAGCTACCCGTCAAGAAGAAGATTATCAAGAAGCGTGTCACCAAGAAGAGTGAAGCTGAAGCATAATTTAATACACTCAAATAAAAATCTTAATTAATACACTCAAATAAAAATCCTAATTAATACACTCAAATAAAAATCTTAATTAATACACTCAAATAAAGTAATAAAAATACTCAGTATTTTTTTCATGTTTTATAATTTATAAAACTTGAAAAACTTATAAATCCATTTCGTTTTCTACTTCTTCATTTTCGATTATATTATCTATCACCGTTTCTACAATATCTACTATTGTATATTTTTTCTGCGTCCTGCGAAATTCTAATGCTTTATCTATATTAGTAAATGTACCAAGAATAGACATTTTTATAGGAACATTCATTATGCTATATTCTATACCCACTACACAGTATATACATGTCATTATATCAATATATATACGTAAGTTTAAATTATAAATATACGTATTCCTTAATTATTATGTTCGGAAAAATATGACAATAATGAAATTGCAAACGAAGAACATATGATTGGTATAGCAACACAAATCGCACCAATAACATAGTCAGTAGAATTCATATATATATTATATAATTATTGTTTTTAAATAAAATCAATATGGACAATTATATGTGATCGCTTACTGTCGTCATAAACACTATCTTCATTAATACGACTTATTCCACAGTTTTTCAAATAATATAACTGACTATTTTTCATATACAATTCATTTACAGGTATATTGAAATTTCGCCCACCTAATGAAAACAATATATTTGGTATAGATAAAATACCATCAAATCGTATTTTCAAATATACATGCAGGTTATTCATTTCATCTATGTTAACATGATCTGGTAATTCAGGAATACATTTTACTACTAAATCAGAATTATTACATTCATACACTAATTCACTATGCCACGTAGGGATATAAATCGTTTTCTCTCCGTGCTCTAACTTATAAATATTATCCTCAAATAAATCAACCAACGACGGATTCACAATATACACATCATTCATACTTCTTTCGTCTATCCATTTCTTTAAATTCAACGTGAATTGCTTGGCGACACCCAATATCATCTCGTACTTCATTAAGAATTCATATAGTTCCACTAAGATAGTAACGTCAATCTCTTTACATAAATCATATAACACCTCTTCATTTCCTATAATATGCGCCTTAGATAAGATACTCATGAAGATAGAGGCGTAATCAATATCACTATTTTTACAGTTACAAAAGAATTTAACGAAGCTACCTAAAACATCATTATACCCCGTTCTATCTTCTACCTCAACAAAGTTTGAATCTAAATGCTTAGAGAGAAAAGTATATGAAGAACCTATTTCCTTAAACCGATCCTCCGCATTACTATCATTATTCTTATCTGGATGGTATCGTAGAGCCATTTTATGATATTGTTTTTTTAACATTTTTTCATCAAACGGTGTATGCAGTTCTAATATTTCACATGCTTTTTTTAATTTCGTCATGCTTTTTTATAATATCTATTAAATAAAACATGATACTCTCTAAATGATAAATTGGTCTATAATTATTGTTATAGAAATTAAAAAATAGATACACCTTATGCAATAAGGGTATCATTTGCTCATTTCCAATACGATCCTTTTTTGTCAACTCTTCTATAATATACCATATACATTCGTATATATCCATATCATAAATTAATAGATCATATAATACATCTCTTAATTGTAGGAAATTAAAATCATCGGTTTTTGTTAGTTTTTCTATGATATTATTACAAATATTGACGTAGCTTTTTATAGTCGACGAAGATTGACCTATTTGTAAATTTTTAATATTGATAACATTGCTCATGTTTGTATTTTGTAAATTACAGCCTTTTATACACTTAGCGTACATTGTTTTTGTTGGACGTGGAACATTTATGAGTTTACATCTGTTTAAAATAGTAGACGGAATAAAACATACTGATGTAGTAATCAATACAAATTTAAGTTTAATATTCACATATTTAATTGTCTGCATATAACTGTAAAAGTTTTCCAATAACTCACTATGTATATTTTGAAAGTTTTTACATACCACTATCAGCGTGTTATTCGGTTTCGCAGATGCTACATCCAATAATTGTATGTATATATCATTCCATAGTAATTTGGAATTACAGCCCAGTAGAGCCATGTCTATTTCAACATGGATATCACTAATCTTGTAATAATAATTCGTTTTATTAAAGACTACACACATTTTTTTGTCGTATTTTAGAACAGATGGACTATATTTAGATATCGATAATAACATCTGTGAATATTTTCCGGTGCCATGTGGTCCATAAAATAATACATTCTCCATATCTTCTATTTCGTTAGGAAAATAATCGTATATTTTTATTAATGGTGTATGTAGATTATTCGTTTTTACAGATTCTATATATTCATTAAAATGTGTATCTAAAAATTTCATTTATAACGTATCATAATATGATTTCTTTATTTATTAAACTTAAACATTGATTTAAGGACATAATCGTAAATATAATCAATATGAATATCGTAACAACTATTGATAAATATAATACCGATAGTATATTTTTTTCAGAACCTATAAAGAATACAGTAATCACTGACAGTGACTTCGTCAGAATTATTTATTCAAATGATGAATTAATGTTAAATGGGGTATATTTATACATATCACTCAATAACATTACAATGGATGTTTATTATAACAAATTCAAATGTTGCTTTTGCAAAAAACAAAACGCAAGAATTATCAACCAAATAGAAATAATCGAAAAACAAATTATGGCAAAATATAAATATCGCACAGCCAAAAAACCTGACTATTCTATTTATAATCAAATCATGAATGGTTACATCAAAGTATTTACCACTATGCCAAACAAATATAAGTCGGAAAATAATATCCAACTTATATTAAAAATATCAGGAATATGGGAAAATGATGATTCATATGGCGTCACATTCAAATTTATACCTATTGAATAAATCAGTTATATATTTTGGCTTATCCATCTGTTGCATAATAATTAATAATCGTATGGCATATGCCTAAAACAATTATATTTATCGTGCCAAACAAATACAGTATCATTGTTGAATAAGAACTCATTATTTTACTCGCATTATTTAAAGCACTATTACCTTCTACTACATTTTTTGTTATAGTTAATTGGTCTGTAATATAATATTTTAGACATACAAATTGGACAATAAGTAACATATTGGCAATATTTAAAAAGGTAATAAAATCGTCGGGGACAGCATCCGATGTAATGCGGTCATAATTACTCGCAATCATAACTATTAACCATGTTAATATTGATAATATTACCAATGTAGGAGTACTGTTATATAAAATCTTATAAATCATACTGAATACACTTTCCTTCATTTGCCCTTGACTAAATAGAGCAAACATCAGAAATATGATACCAATAGTACAGAAACCAATTATGCCATATCCTATAATCGCCGCCTTAATATCTATAAATAGGACAATAAAACCTACCGCTATAATTGCAAAAACTATATTTATATCATACAGTAAATTAGCTAATTTCAATGCCATCTTATATAATGTTTTTATTTTTTTTGCGGATAGATATAAATATTATATTTAGTATTTATATATAATATGTATAATAACGTAAACGTGAATCATCCTCTTATTCATCGTGAAAATAATTATGTTAGTATTAAAAAAAATGTAAGCATACATTCTGATGACAGAGATAGATCCAAATGGCCAAATGGGAATGAATTCGAAATAGAATTACCACAACCTTTGAAGCAAGTTCAATATATGAAATTAACGGATATAAATCTACCTAATGATTTATGTAATATTTCATCCAAATACCAAAATAATAAAATACTATTTGGGAAACGAGAAGGTAATGCCGGCGATACCTACAGTAAACATACATTAGAAATCGTATATACTGATGGATGTGGTAAAAACGCAGTAGTAACTGCTGCGACTATTTCAGCAGGAGTTGTGGCATCTATTGATATAAATGGAGGCAGCGAATATAGAGCAGGTGATAAAATACTCATCAGTATAGATAATATTGAATTAGGTTATTATACAATTGTTTCGACTGATATTAATGTGTCAGGTGGTTTTTTATCAGGAATTCTTAGAGGAACAATGCCTGCAAACCCAAATAAAATTGCGACCGCAGCATATGTTTCAACCGCATACTATACCCCTATACTAATTACTGTTCCTGACGGAGCTTATACGCCAGAACAATTAGCTTCAGCTATTCAAACAATCGCGAATAAAGATAATGTTCCTAATTTCAAAGTTGACGCAACTGTAAAAGGTAATATATTTGTAGCTTACAATAGACCTGAAAAGAAATTTTATGCTGGGACTTCAGAAAATAAAGATTTCGCCCTATTTTTTGATGAAAAATCACATAACTATATTTTGTCACAAGGTGGTTACGGTAACTGCCCACAAAATAATGATCAATATTATACCAAAAATATGTGGGGACTTGGTGCTATTTTAGGATTTGAAAAATCAAACTACTACGCACAATCTATTACAAATGATGGAATGTTTAATACTACAATTAATAATTATAATAGTGTAACGAGTGAAATATCCCTTAGTGGTGATCACTATCAAAATTCGAACGCCATTAAACATGGCAATATTTGGCTTCCTTTAGATAACGCAGGACCTGGACGCGAATTATCTTCACCTCTACTTCCATATAGGTTTCTTCCGCCAACCATCTACATGGAAGTAGAGAAATATAATAATAGTGATGAATTGGTCCCTAATGCAAACAATAGTTCTTCGCACAACATTTCTTCGAAATTAAACAATGCCATTCTATCAAACGAAACATGTAACACGTCGGGAAATATTGATACCTTATCATATAAAAGAGGTATGGATAGTAGCAATAGAACCACCAACATTAAACAACGTAACGCATTTGTAAATCAAGCTTCTTCTACAACAACTGTAAAATATGGCGGAAAAATAAATAGTTATTTTGCCAAATTATCAACTCCTGAATTCAACGATAGTCTATATACGAACATTCGTGGTGAGGACATTAATTCTATCACATTATTCTCTAATCAGTTAGAAGAACGTATACAAAAAATAAAAGTAAAATTCAGATTTCACGATGGAACATTTGTCGATTTCGGTAATAGTGATATTAACTTTACAATTGAATTCGGAACCATTCTATCCGACCAAGAAAAAGATATGAAAATCCGTAATATATACGGCAGATAAACTATTATAGTAACCTATTTATAGACTAATGCCATGTTTCTTTTTAATCCATGACACCAGTTCTTCATCATCACTGAAATCCTCCATAACTCCCTCGAGTTCAGTTTGGCCATTCGCGCTTTTAAAGCCATTCAAACTCAAAAACTTAGGCTTTGTAGCCTTCTTGTCTTTGTAAAATATATACGGACCGAACTTACCATTGCGGATGGAACAAATATCACTTAACTTTCGAATAACATCTTTGGGTTTCTCTATATGTGAGATTACATCGTTAATTGTAATCTCATGTTCCTCTTTATCTACAAATTTCAGAGATTTTTTAGTTGAACCATATTCAATATACATACCGAATTTTCCCTTTTTCAAATATACATCCTCTTTATTATATGTCCCCAATTTTCTACCTGATTTCACAGAGGTGTCGATAATCTCTTCCAATGTATACTTGTTTCTTTGAAGTTTATCCATATCCAAATCAGTTCTGGCTTTTTTAAAGGTGATTTCACCATCTTGTGTGCATTTAATCACCGGTCCGAATTTGGCAATCATAAATACATGTTTGTCGTCAATCTTAATCTGTTGGCGTTGAACACCGTCATCTATATTATCAATCAAGTCATTCAGTTCTTTATAACACGCAGCACAAATATCATACCAAGTATAATTTCCTTTTGACACATCATCCAGTAGGTTTTCCATGTTTTTAGTATAATCATATTGAATAATTTCTGTAAAATGTTTTTCCAGAAATTCCATGACAATAACCCCCAAAGGTTGAATAATAAGCTTGTCTTTTTCTGATCCAAATACTTTTTTCTCATGTAATTCACTAATTTCACATTCCACTAATTCAAAGTCAGTGCATAGAATTTTCTTTCCTTCTACATTAGATTTCTTCACATATTCTCTTTCTTGAATCTTATCGATAATACTTGAAAATGTAGATGGACGTCCTATACCATGCTGTTCCAATAGCTGAACCAGTTTCGCTTCATTAATATGCGATTTAGAATTTTTTATCGATGTCTTAGAAGTAATCTTGTTATATGGAATCACACTACCTGTCTTCAGCTTTTCAAGAAAGTAATACTGTTTATTTTCTTTTTCATATCCATTTACGATTTTCCATCCAGGAAAAACCACCTGTTCTGTATTCGACTTGAATTTCATTGAAAGAGCAGCAGTAATCATACACGAAATAGTATTATACGTTGCCTTCTCCATACAACTCTCGACAGTATGACTCCAGATGAGACGATACAACTTCTTCTCGCGAGGATTAAAATCATCATTATCAAGTTCCGCCATATCAATATTCGTTGGACGAATCGCCTCGTGAGCCTCTTGTGCTTTAATCTCCTCCTTCTTTTTAGACTTCTTTTTACTATCCTTGCTGTTTGTAGCAGCCCTTTCACTAAGACTATCAATATCTTCCTTTACATAAGTCTTGTCCCAAGTATTTTCGATATACAATTTGGCACAGTCTATGAATTCTTTACAATAAACCGCACTGTCAGTTCGCATGTATGTAATATATCCACCTTCATAAAGCTTCTGACAAATCATCATGGTATCTTTCGGACTAATACGCAATTCACTATTACATCTTTGTTGTAAGGAACTGGTAATAAAAGGAATAGGCGGTTTTTTATATGCGATTTTCACTGCGTCTCTCGAAAATATATGGTCGTGATTTACACTTTCTTCTAAGAAATGTTCAGCTTTATCTGATGTATCAAAGACATCATTCAACGCAAATTGAATATTCTTCGAACTAAAATAGCCAATTGTATTATAAATGATTTCACCAGGACAATTGTCTATTTCTCTCTGATTATCATAAATAATTTTAAGAGCAGGAGATTGACAGCGTCCAGCCGATAGTCCTTTCTTTGATTTACGAGAAATATATTTCCATAGAACTGGAGATAAAGTAAAACCTACGAGTAGATCCAGAATTTGTCTCGCTTGTTGAGCGTATACCATATCAATATTAATAATACCAGGACTATTTACAGCATTTACTACAGCATCCTTAGTAATTTCATGGAATACGATACGTTTGGTAGAAGCGACTGGTAGTTTAAACATGTCACAAATATGCCAGGCAATTGCTTCACCTTCTCTATCATCATCCGTCGCCAATATGACTTCGTCGCATGAATCAATCAATTTACGCATTTTACCAATTTGTTGTATTTTTCGTTCATCTATATCGTATGTAGGGCGATAATTATTTTGAATATCTATATTTTGTAGACTTGCCAATTTTCGAATATGTCCAAAACTGGCAATACATTTATATTCAGATCCTAAAAAGGATTCAATTTTGCCGCATTTTGCGGGTGATTCGACTATTACAAGGCGCATCGTATATCTTTATGTATAATATTATGTTTATTATGATTTCAATTCTTTTTATTAATCAGTCATTAATTTGTAATCCGACCATTTAATATCTTTACATGGTCTTACATCTTCGCCAATCGCGGTGTCAACATAAACCTCTTTTAAAAATTTGCCTATTTCAAATGAAGCGCCATGTTGATCAAGTTCATTATTTTCAATTTTAGCTAAAACATGTAGCATGCGTTGTAATATTTGTAGTTCTAATAAGTCTTTGTATATTTTCTCGTATAAATATTTAAAATTACTGAAAAGAAAACTACATTTATTTTCAAACATGGCTTGCTTTTCTGCGTTATCGGGCATAGAAGCATATCGCGTTTTTAAGTTAAGCATGGTTTGAATATCATCAAATATCCTTCGACTGTTTTGTTTCTCACGAATTAAGTTCGTATTATCTTCGGTAGAATTAGCATGAATCATTTTCTGAAGCTGTATTTTTTCATCGTCGTTCATTTAATATAAAAACATGATTAAGTTTTTATATTTTTATCGCACTATATGTTATATATAATGCCTGTCGATACTACTAAATCAGTACCAGCTGTGCAACAGTTTGGACTGGAACCTGGTGCCAGAACACCCGCGGAAAGTGCACAAATGAAAACAGTGAATGCAGCAAATGAACAGAACGCAAATAATCAACAAGCAGGTTCTAAAAAAAGAAGAAGAAAATATAAAGGCGGGCGAGGTGACCAACCAGGACCAAATGAAATAGTAGTCCCACAGCCTACAGCATTAGCAGAACCTGCAGGACCAGTCGATGCCAATGCAAATACGGCAAAAGGCACAGAAACATTGACTAATTCAGCAGCACAAGCGGAATTTGATAATCAAGTTGGAAAAGGAGGCGGAAAAAGAGGCGGAAAAAGAAGCGGAAAAAGAAGCCGAAACACAAAACAAAGAAAATATCAGGTTGGGTGCTCTTCTAAACGTAGAGGAGGTAAAAAACGCGCGACTAAAAGAAATAAAGGGTCTAAGCGTAGACGTTATTCATCCAAAAGAATGGGTGGTTCCTCGAAAACAAGAAGACGTAATAGAAGATATACCAAAAAGAGAGGATAGATTTAGATGAAACATATATATACTTATTAAATTAAACAGAAAATAAAAAATCACAATATACATTAATATGAGAACATCCGATATTGCTTTAACATTATTAATCATTATAATATTTGTTGGATTAATGACCTTTAATGTATTAGTCGTGAATGTACAAAAAATAAAAGATAATTGGCCTGTGTATCGATGTAATCCAGCTGTAATGCCATTCTCATCTACATTAGGTAATATAGGTCCAAGTGAGAACTTTACATTCTGTATTCAAAATATGCAATCTAATTTCATGGATCATCTTCTCATGCCAGTAAATTATTCGTTATCTATTATGGGTGGATTGGCTGGAAAATTTCAAAACGCACTCAACGCAATTCGTTATATGTTTCACTTTATTAGGACATTTGTTCAAAATATTGTAGAATCTATTTATGGAATATTCTTGAATATATTAATTGAATTCCAAAAAGTCACTATGGGCATTATCGATTTAGTTGGAAAAATGACTGGTATCATGACAGCTATGATGTTTATGATGGATGGGTCGGTTAAGACTATGAAGAGTATATGGAAGGGACCACCTGGCGGTATGTTACGTGCTCTTTGTTTTCATCCAGATACAATACTCGCTCTGAAAAATGGAAAACAAGTCAGAATGAAGGATATAAATTTAGGAGATGTTTTAAAGAATGGGAGTGTAATACTTGGTAAACTCATTTTAAAAAATACCGATATAACTGATGGTTCTATCTACTCCAATAAACTTTACGAAATAGACGGTGGAGAGAAACAAGAAACAATATATGTAACAGGAACCCATTTAGTATTTGATGGGACAAAGTTCGATTATGTACGTAATTATAAGCATGCAAAAGAGAGTGTTGTGAATTCAAAAGAACTTAGTTGCCTGCTTACTTCAGATAACAAAATATGTATAGGAGATCACATTTTTTGGGATTATGATGATACACCCGAAATGGTCGCAAATCTTAAGTAAATAACTTGTTATATATTTTCCAAACACTATATAGGTATGACAAATATATATAAATCAATTGGCACATTATACGACGATGTCGGCTTTTCAGAAAAGTATGGAGGATCAATCATAATAACTGGTGTTACGATAATTGTTTTTTTACTGTTAGTCTCATATTTCAATATAATGATAAATATTGAACCCATTAAAAAAGATTGGGTAAATCAGAGATGTAGTCCTGGTATATTACCGTTCGCTGGACTTATCAACCCACCGCCTGGTGTATCTGCTTTTAAATACACCAGTGACAATTTTGCTCAATGTACACAAACGATTCTTCAACAAGTGACTGGAGTATTTTTATTACCTATAGATTTTTTTGTTCAGTCCATAAATGGTATATTTAATATGGTAAATGAAGCATTAAATACCATTAGAGAAATGTTAAACATGATACGCGTAAAAGTAAAAAAAATTTCTGAAGATATGATGGGAAAAATATTAAATATTATGATTCCTGTGCAAAAAATGTTTATGAGTATTAACGATTTATTTGGTAAAGTACAAGGTATACTTGCATCTGGTATATTTACCGCTCTGGGAACTTATTATACTATGAAATCTGCTGTAGGTGCGTTTTATCAGTTTGTTGTAATATTACTATTTGCGTTAGCAGCAGTAGTAATCGCATTTTGGACGATACCGTTTACATGGGGAATAGCTATTACCATGACAATTGTGTTTGTATCTATTGCTATTCCGCTTGGTATGATCGGCGAGGCGCTCAGATCAGCATTCGATTTGTCTTTACCAGGAATGCCAAGTAAACCTGGTTGTTTTTCTAAAAATACGGTAATAGAAACAATTTCAGGGCCTACTTTTATAGAAAACTTACAAATAGGCACTATACTTGATGATAATTCGGTAGTAACAGCAATAATGAAAATTAATGCTAACGGACATGATATGTATAATCTTAACAATATTATCGTAAGCGGTGAACATAAGATAATAATTAATAACAATAAAATGATATCCGTATCAGAACACCCAAAATCTATAAAAATATATGATTTTAAAGACCCTGTTATATATTGTTTCAGCACGAATACGAAATACATACATTTAAATAATATCATATTCACTGATTGGGATGAAATCACTAAAAAAGATATCAAACTACTCCGTATACGATGTAAATCATATATTAGTAATAAATACAGAAAAAATATGTCGTTTATTCATAAAAATTTAGCAAGTGGGTTATATAAAAAAACACCCATCGAGTTGTTTGACGGTTCGTTCAAACCGATTTCTGAAATACAAATCATGGATAAATTAAAAAATGGAGAGATCGTATTGAGTGTAGTTCAAGTCAATGGACTGGATATTCATCAGTATTCGTATCATTTTAATAAGAATATTAAAATACGAGGTGGACCGAATTTACAAATATATGACGAAAATTTAGGAAATTTATATACACTTGATAGTCAAATTAATAAAGTTACATCTAACAACTCAAAAAAACTATACCATTTAATTACAAATACAGGTAAATTTGATATTTGTGGATATACGTTTTATGATTATAACGGCGCGTTAGATTGTTTCTTAGACTGTGATAAAAAATCAGGTTTCATAGAGCACGAGTAATATTTTCTTTACCGTAAAAATTTAATATATGATTTATGTATAAGTATATCATGGAACTAAAACTATTAGGTCAATCATTTCGTTTGGAAATTATATTATTATGCCTTATTTTAGGAACTCTCGTTTTTATGGTTACCACATGTTCGTGTTTTAAAATGTCATTTACTGAGACATTTGAAAATGTACAGGAAGGATTAAGTAATATGGCGCCATTAAATGATCAAATCATGGCAGATTCATCGAATAGTTGGGCAAATAAAGCTAAAGAATATGCTGGAAGTATGGGGTATGAAAGTGTTTTACAAAGTCAAAAAAATAATGTTGGAACACCTGTGCCATTAGAAGACACAATGCTTATTTTTAAGGATAATAAATTCAAACCCGAATGTTGTCCTTCTACATATACTACCAGCACTGGATGTGCGTGTGTCAGCACAAATCAAACACAATACTTAAATCAACGCGGTGGAAATAGAACTATTAGTGGAAGCGAGTTTTAAATTGTATCAACCAAATACTGTCAAAATAAATTAAATACATCACCTTTATAAATGATGTATTTATTAATCTACTGAAAATCCAAAATATGTATTGATAGATAATACTGATATATAACCTACTAAAAATTCTGATATGTCGATAAACATATTATTATGAAGAAGCGGTATTTCAGTAATCATTTGATACAGGACAAATATTATTGCCACAAATGACCAATAATAACCTATCATGCCAAATAATACATGCCATACTGAATTTTTACCATCAGTAAATAAGTTACGCATGCTGTTGTTTATATAATTATATATTATTTTACTTTTATCAGCTTTTAGCGCACAGTTTTTAATATAATTGTAATTGTATGTTAATATAAGCATACTCAACTACAATTTGTATGGGTTTTATAAAAAAAACATATCATGAAATCCTTTTATTGTATACACATTCGTACTATTTTCTGGTTATATAATATATATATTATATGATTAATAATTATTTAAAACAGTTATATGCTTATTTAGGACACGCGTATTGTTTTTTGAGTGGTGCGTTTATTATACAAGATGATAATGGTATTTTATTTGAATTATTACAGAATACAAACAAAAAAAAGAGAAGACTGTTACAATCGCATACTACATATTTTCAAGGAAAAGAAAATCCCAATCCAGACTTAGCTTTTTATGAAACTATTTTTAATAATAAATTAGTCATAAATTGTAGTTGTAATGATAAAGAACCAGATACCAGAGATGTTCGAAGTATAAAGTGGTATAAATTTATTGATAATGGTATATCATTTATCTATTTAAAGCCCGAATCATCTCCAACAATAACCACACGTCATGCGTTTGAAGCAATAAATCGGTATGTTGTTGGTAACCCAAATGTATCTTGTCGCATTCCCAGACGCGAAGACTGTTATAAAGATAAAACTGGATGTATATTTACAGGAGATAAAGATAAAACAAGTAAAAATTATAATGCGATTTTGTATAAACGTGAAGGAGATACATATTATAACCAAGAAGCAATCCAAGAGACATATAATAGAAAAGGCGACGAGGTATTTATTCCGTCTATTATAAATACGTATATAGTAAACAATATAGATCACATAGGTATATTTGAGTATGGCGTTGATAAAAATGATATAATATTAGTTAATCCTATCAATATTGCTGGTGGTAAAAAAAGAAGGTATAAACCTACACGTAAACATAAACGTAAACCTACACGTAAACCTACACGTAAACCTACACGTAAACCTACACGTAAACCTACACGTAAACATACAAGCAAACGCACACGCGCACGCACACGTAAAAATATTAAAAAATCATTGCGAAAAAAAAAAATTAAAAAAACATTACTTTAAATACTCTAAGAAAAAATTGAATATTATTATTATATTATATTCATTGGCAATAAGTAGATATAATATGATTGAATACATGAATGAAGCTACCAATAACTATGATAAAACCTACGAAGTTATTCAAAAACATGGACATGTAGATTTGGGGTGCGTTTACTGTGTTAAGATATATAAATGTTTTAATAAGAATTCTCTACGCAATGGACCTTCAAATACTATTATTTGTAATACATGTGGGATTGATGCTGTAATACCTATTATCCCTACATCCATTTTATCTACTGAATGTAATACTTATGCTGAACGTATAAAAAAACTACAAGAATGGAACATAATTGGGTTCACTGAACTGGTTGATGATGATGCCGAATATATTGATTATGAATATCATGATTGTAATGATATTCATAATGACGTTGACGATTCTGATATGAAATAATAATGATGGACTTATGCGCCAAATGTACTAAAATCGGCAAGCATAGGCTTGGGTAAAAATTGAGTGTTATTTGATTTATAATTTGGAACTTTTTTACAGTCAAACGCAGGTTCAGGACAACGAGCACACGCAGGACAAGGAGGAGGGGCTTCTGTACGAGATGTAGGGCATACAGAAGGGCATTTTGGACATACGGGTGGAACAATCTCAGACTTTAATATATATAAGTCTTCATCTCCACGAGGAATATCGGAGCGGCTAATTCCACGTCCATTGGCGACGACCGCGGAGTTACCTTCGGGACCTGTTACTTTTGCGACTTGTGCTCCATATGGACCTTCAGCAGTTTCTACCGACCCACCATTAGAACCATATACTGTAGAACTGTTACCATCATTGCTATCCATATTGTTATTTTCTTCAGTAACAACTGCCTTATTTCCATTTGCACCGGTATATACTGTTGCGCTATCACCACTGCTATTTTCTACTGTTCGCTGCGTGTATCCTTCAACGATAGTTCCTAAACAACATGCGAAAAATAATGATGCTAATAAAATTAAAAATATATGTACTCCTTGCAATTTCATTGTATAATTTATATGCGGAAAAAAGTTTAATAAAAATATTGATTTCAATAATCTTATTAAAAAATGCACACAATCACTATGAGCATAGAAACTCCCAAAAAACGACAAACGCATCAATGCTTGGAAAAAATATTTAATATTGATAACGAGCATTGTGAAATAGGAATCGATGAAGCAGGACGAGGTCCCATGTTCGGACGAGTATATACTGGAGCAGTCGTTTTACCTAAAGATAGCAAGGATTTTCATTACGAATGGATGAAAGACAGTAAGAAGTTCTCGTCCCCTAAAAAAATAAAAGAAGTTGCTGAATATATTAAAGAAAACGCTGTTGCCTGGTCTGTAACATATGAAGATGAAAAAAGTATCGATAAAATTAACATTCTACAAGCCACTTATAAGAGCATGCATCATGCGGTTCATAACATTTTAACTGATGGTCATAAGATATCTTGTCTCGTAGTTGATGGCAATAATTTTAAACCATATACTAAATTTGATAATAGTTCTATGAGATATAAATCAATCCCTCATTTTTGTGTAGAAGGAGGAGACAATAAATATGCGTCTATTGCCGCAGCATCTATTTTGGCTAAGGTAGGACGAGATACATACATTGAAGAGTTGTGTCAACAATATCCTGAATTAGTAACACACTATAATATTGATAAAAATAAAGGATATGGTACAAAAACCCACATTGACGGTATTAGAGAACACGGTATCACAAAATGGCACCGTAAATCATATGGCCTTTGTAGAAATGCTGACATCGCTGTTTTAAATGGATATGTTAGTGGACACAATAGCGGACACAATAGCGAATCAGATGACGAAGTAAGTGTTCAAGTTACATAAAAAAAAATGGAATACTATCTGGTTCATCATCATTCTTTTTTTTACTTATTTCATTCGTAACCAATGGACACTTAGAATATGTGTAGGTATAACTGCCTTTTTTTTCTGTATATGTCTGTTTAGTTAGTTCTTTTGAACACTCCACATTCACTACACTGTCGACACACTTCTGAAAAGCAGCATTCTCGCCATATAACCACCACTCATTCATGGTTTTCAATTTAAATGCATCTGAAGTCAGACCTACACGTTCCGATTGTATGTCTGTCATATGATCTTCAATCTGGTCTATATATTTCATATAATTATCGATTTTACCTTTCTCGTCCGACACACTTAATGAAATCTGGTGCTGCATGATACTTCCATGTGGCAAAATATAACGTTCCTTACATGATTGTAATATAGCAAAACCCATACTGTATGCTTGTTCGGCAATACATACTGATCCATATTTGTTTATTTCGGACACAATTTTCATACCTTCTTGAACTGAACCACCTGGTGTATTCAGGTATACATATATATCTGATTTGTTGTTTTTTTTGTTCAAATTGTAAATAAAATCCGTCGCCATTTTGGAATTGACTTCGCCTTTTAATACTATGTTATTCGTTGTATTAAATTGTATTGTATCCAATGTATTTACTAAATGAAACAAAAAGAAGAGTGAATATAGAAACATCATTTAATTATTGATTATAATTAAATTATGATTTATTAACTAATTAGTCGAATCATTTGTTCTTCTATAGATTGTTCATTCGAACCACCTTTAATAAAACCACTATAATCTCCTGTTGTATCAGTCCGAACAGTATTATTTTGTAAAATATACTTTAGATACAGGTAGATGAATATATAAGAATTTCTATATAAAAATTGTATACCGTGTGAATGGTCTTTCTTAAACCGTGCCGTCTTTTCGAGCGTTTCCTTTACTTTAAATTTTTTGGGTAAGAGGTGTAAATTATGATCTTTTTTTGGTTTGGGAATGTATTTGTCGATGTAGTCTTTGATGTATTTTTGTTTTGTAATATAATCATACACATTTGTTATAGGTTCCATTATACCCGAACTATTATTATCCATATTGTTGTTCATTAGCAATTCTATTACTTTATTAAAAGTATTATTTCTTGCAGCTTCTTGCTCTGGTGTTTCTTGCTCTGGTGTTTCTTGCTCTGGTGTTTTTTCCTCTGGTGTTTCTTTCTCTAATATGGATTCCATTTTCGATGACATATAATGACTTACCAGTCGCACACGATCAGCAGCATCAGCAGCTTCAGCAGCAGCAACAACAGCAGTAACAGCATCATCAGTATCATCGCCAATAAAACAACTACAATCCTCATCATCTTTTTCTACTTCTTCTTTTTCTTCTTCTTCTTCTGTTGTTACTCCTTCGGCTACTATTTTTTTTTTTGGAATCTTTTTAACAACCTTTATATATTCACAATTAATATCATTGTAAAACACATAAATATGTGCCAGTAACTTATAAAATTTATTTTGCTTTGTGAGTTTATCAGCAGCAGAAAGAGCCGAAGGAGCGTATGAACTTAATTGTGTTTTTAGGTCATTACATACCTGTATAATATCTATAGGCATTTCGGATAGAAGAGTCGACATCTGTTCAAGGCATGTTTTTTTGGATGATTTTTCGTGATCAAATTCAAATAATAAATATTTTCCGTATATTTGTGTAAATATACCAGCAAATGTGCCCTCGCCAATATTACTTACATCAACTGGGTCGTCATCATAATGATCTATAATAATTAGAAAAGAAAACGTAGCGATTAATGACTGAATTAAATTTGTTAATCCATAGCTCAATGTATTAGAATAAATCTGACCGTTTGATCCTTTGATTAACCCTATTTTAACCATGCCAGTAAATGTATGTTCATTTAATTCTTTTTCATAATCACTAATAGATGAAAATAAACTTTCAGAAAATGATATATCTTTATATAAATACTCGTTAACTAACTTATATACATCTTCCTTTCCATCAGGAACAATTGTTTCCCCCCCTTTGATTTTATATTCATTAAGAGCAAACAATATATCCTCTCTTTCGCTTTGAATTACAATATATGTAAGATTGCTTTCCGTTTTTTTATAATTTTTGCCCGGTATTATTCCATCAATATCATCACCGTACGTTATATCGTTTTTAAAAAATTTGGTATCGAAATGTTCCCATACTTTGAAATGAATAATGGAACGATTATATAAAATAGGTAATAAATCATAAATATATTTCAAGTTATTTTTAATATTCCATTTATTTTTATCCTTATCAGTAGCATGGTCTATAAATGTGTCTATAGCTGGAATAAAATCGTTCAATAAATCAATATTAGGGCTTTCCTGTTTTATACCATCTTCAATTATTTTTGCCCCATCTGTGAAAAATGACAAAAAAATATTGTAATCTAACATTCCGATAGAGTCGCTTATACTTAAATCTTCGATAGAAACAAAACCTGCATTGTCATCATCATCTCCTCCTCCCCGTTGTTCACATAATTCCGGAGATAAATCTAACGCGCATAATATACTTGACCTTATTTTAATATTATTGGTTTTATCTTCATTTTTATCATTAATGTATTTTAATACATTTGTAATTTTTGGTTGAATATCTGTTTTGATTTCATTTCCTTTATCAGTGAAAATAATTTCATTATTGTCTATTTCACTATTTATCTCACGAAGAATATCAAAAAAATCATTGCCTATCACATCTAACAAATTTACAACCTTGCCGCGTGCACTATTTCTAAACGAGATTATATTTGTTAGTTTATTTTTTAATGCGTATAAATTATCTATCGAATAACTGCCGAATACAAGAGTAGGAACGATGGAGTTCTTATCAATTTTAAATTTTTTTTTCAGATTAAGTGTCGAAATATTTGTGATTAAAAACATATTGGTAAATGTATTGGTAAAATGTTCAATTTTTGATAAAAATGTTCCTTCGTCTTTTTGTAAATATCTGGTTATGAATTTTGTAATGAAGGCAGTTTTGTCGGCATCTGATGATTCTGTATGATAATACCAATTTAGCGCGCCTCTGTGAGTCGTTAGCCATCTTTCTAATGGTATTGGTGTATTAGCAAAATATGAACCCATGCCTAACTTGGTAATGGAGGTTGTATATGGCGTATCAATCGCTTCTTTAATTAACGCAATGTCAGTCAAATATTTACCGTAGTCATCTACAAACGTGCTCAATTTGTTAATATTTATTTCAAATAATATATAGGCTATTTTCGTTAAAAAGGTTTCAATTGAATTATTCATAGTAGATTTTGTAGAAGGTGTATTATTTATCGTATCTATCTTTTGAATTAAAGGTTCACGCATTTTTATTATGTTTCCATAATACTTATTCAGTGGCTCGTTTATAGATTCAATATTTGCAATAGTTGAGTTAATTTTGGCAATATTTTTTTCATCTAACATGGAACGAGCCTCCGCATCAGTTAATGATTGTGGAAATCTATACATTCTCAGCGTATCATTATTACTGAAAATCACATTTTGTTCAATTAAGCGTGAATATAATGAACATAATCTATCTCCTGTTGATAATATACAACGTGATTTGTATTTAGTAGTGTTTGCATGATGACATGCATTACATTGCTCCCAATCACCGCTGCGTTTTATATCAAATAGTAATTTAAAATTATTGGCTTCATTTGCAAGAGTAAGTTTGCCCTTTATCTCATCTATATTTACACAATGACTCTCTATCCATTGGTCTTTCTTATTTTCACTAATCAATGAACCCAGATAGGAGACACTTGGGCCAGTATGATACTTTTCGTTACCAAAATCCAACGTATACTCTCCTGTAGCCTCCTTAGGTTTAAACTTAATGGAAAAGTTATAGCGATTCGTATGATTATATTCTGTTGTAGGTGTATCGCGCTCTAAGTAAATCACCATGTCGTCATATGTGAATAAATTACTGGTATAATAATATTTTCCTGCATCATGCTCAGGAAAATAATAGGTATATCTGGAGGGTCCTTTCGGGTTTTTTTTCTCATTTAGTTCACCTTGTTCTTTCTCGTTTAATAAATGTTTCTCTGATCCTGCAGAATCCGCTAAATTGGAGGGTGTCACTAAATTATTCACCTGAATCATATCAGTAAATATTCTTTTTGACAACACTGGGGCATTTGCATCAAATGAAATATACGAATTGTTTTGATAATTCAAACCTTTATCGCTTGTTGAATTCATCATAAAAAAATTCAATATGAATATTCCAATATGTTTTCTATCTTGTGGTGTAAATGAATTCCAAAAAACACTCTGGTCTTGTCCAGTATAATTCGCCACTATTTCCATACAATAATAATCATTTTTTTCTGTTTTATTCATATAGTCAGTAATAATTAGTTTTTTTAATGCATCTGGATTACTTAATTTACCATTTTCGCTATATTTTTTAAATCCTTCAATTATTTGACGGTAAGTAATTTTTATTTTTTTGTCAGTATACAACTGAGAAGAATATTTTTGTTGAAAATAATTCTCTGTTTCAGGTTCAACTGAACCTCCTGTAGGATTAATAGCTCTTTTTTTACCAAACGAGTTTTTTACCCATTCACTTAAGTGGTTATCAGTTTCTGTTGTATTTTCTATATCTTCATGATTATATGTTTGTTTATCTGATTTATTAGAAAATTTATTAGAAAATTCATATAAATTAGCAGCTAAATAATACGTTGTAATAGGTTGTAAAGGATTGTCGGTACCTCTGATACGACTACCATTGAAATCGTGAATAGAATCAGCACCAGCAATAAATCGCATATCATTTTGATTATTAAGTTGGACTCCAGCGCTTCGCCAATATTCAATTGTATTTTGCTTACTTTCTCTAATATTTTTGTGATCAGTAAATATCTGAGCCATATATATTATTAATATATATCACCATTTATTTAAAGGTTTAATTCCACAAATTTATTTAAAATAAAATTGATATAACATTGTTATTAATTTGTTACAATACTAATAACAATGAAAGTACTCGTATTTGATACCGAAACTACAGGATTGCCTCAGAATAATCCATCCATTTATCAAACACATCTATGGCCTCATGTAGTTCAGTTAAGTTACATGCTATACGATACTAATAAAAATAAGATTATGGCGAGTGATGACTATTTGATCGATATACCTAAAGATGTTGAAATATCACAGGAAAGTATTGATGTTCATGGTATCACTCGTAGAAAAGTGGATAATCATGGATATAAAATGAATCAAATTCTACAAATATTCCAAGTATGTCTTGATGAATGTGATTTTATTGTAGCACACAATTTACAATTTGACAAGAATATGCTAATGGTAGAAGGAATACGTCATAACATTAAACTCGGTTTCGATGCGCCACAAAGTTATTGTACCATGAAGAATGGGAAAAAGATATGTAGGATTGAGCAGGTTAATAGTCACGGAGAAATCTATTTCAAATACCCCAAACTCATAGAACTACATAAAACCTTGTTTAACAGTGAACCCAATAGTCTACATAATGCATTCGTTGATATATTGGTATGTATGCGATGCTTTTATAAACTCATATACAATGACGATTTGTGTGTGAAAAATATCCATTTCAACAAACAAATAAAAAAATATCTATAATAATCATATTTTATAAAACATTTCTATTATTTATGTTTTTTCTATAATAGGTAGTCTATCTCCACTACATGTATCATCTATCCCTATCCCTATCCCTTCTATCGTCTGCCCTATCTTGCCACAAGTCTCTTATATCTTCAAAAAGTTCATTCTCCATCAGATAATATGAAGCTGGATGTGGATCTACTGGTTCTTTACTACCATAACTACAATAACCACGACAAAACGGACACACGACTCGCTCGAAAGCATTTTTCTTTCTTATTATTTTATCCAAACATTCTTTACAGGTTTGGTGTTTATTTTCGCAACCTGTTTCTACTATTTCCTTTTTATATTCATAACAAATATCACAATGTTGTAAACCCAAGTCTTCCTTACATACAGGGCATTCTGTTATATCATCACTACAATCAGAACATAATTTATGTTTTGATTTACAACCCCAACTTGTAACCATATCCTTTTTTTCGCAATGAGAGCACTTTCTATAATGTTTGTAAATATTCATTACTTGTTTTTTTATTTCATATATTTTATATTGAATATCATCCATTATTTGATCATAAAAGTGTTGTTCGCATAGCATTACTTCATATTCTTCATCTGCTTTACGAAATATTGGAACTAATGCTTTCCGTTTTTCTTCATTTTCAGGAGTAGGATTATGTATTAGTGATATTCTTTTTGCTCGTTGCCATCGCATATATACTTCATCTCGTATTTTTTCTAATTCTAATAATTTTGGCTGTATATCAGTGTAATATTTATTGTTCACATACTTCATATATTTCCAAAACTTGTTTTTAATATTTTGCAATTTTGTTCTATTGAAAATGCTATGAATTTTTATATCATAATACAATTTTTGAATGCGATTGTCTTGATCGTGAGGAAATTGATTTCGTTTTAATGCCATATTATTATTTATTGTTGTTGTCTATTAAAACAAAAAATAAATAGTATCAATTTTATAATTTATTCATGTTTTTTCTATAATAGGCAGACGATTACTATTACTCGTTCCACTGCCACCTCTGAGAAATCTATATTGTAGTTCACTTGTATTTTCAAATTGTAATTCTTCCCACCAAGAAGGTCCATCATGCCAACATATTTTAGAATCACATTCTTTAACCAAGCACGCACCTAAATCTGTCAATGTTCCATCAGTTTCCATAAAACAGTATTTATTTCCCTTTTTAACATTATCAAAATATAACCCATATTCATCTACAAATGCTTGATAAGCAATTTTATTCAATTGTGATATACTCATTCCTTTTTTTAAGTAGATAATAATTAAAATTTAAAAATCAATTTTAATTGTAATTATTTAGGTTGCGTTTTGATATATTATAGAAATATCGATATAATTAAATAATAGTAAATTATATATGTCAGGAAAAACAACACAAATGATTATAAATGTATTATTGATTTTAGGAACTATTATAGGAGCATCTATATTAGTGTCCTATTTAATCACCGCTAATACAAGTGAACCATTTTCAAACTTATCGCCTGGCGGGTATCCTTGTACACAGACTACATTACCATTAGAAGGATGGTACAAAACAAAAGAGAATCCAGGTTTTTCTGATTTATCAATGGACGAACAATATGAAAAGTATCCTGTATTTCCTGCGAAGTCGAATGAATCTAATAACAAACGTCATTGGGAACAGCCTGATAACGGTAGATGTTCGCCTCCAGGACTTTGTGGCAACGTATATGAAAAGAAAGAAATACCAAAAATATCTGGCCCAAAACCACTTCCGTTTGGATCAGGTAGGCGCGTAAACTTTTTTAATTCTGAATTAGACGCATAGCTATGAATTTATTTATTAACGAACTTATTAAATAAATTGAAGTAAATATTTAAACAATAAAGAATGTATTAATACAATATGACAACGGAACAACCAATCATTATTTCAGTCGAAGGAAATATCGGGTCAGGTAAATCTACTTTGGTAGATCGATTGAAGGATATTTATCAAAATAAGGGAGATATTCATTTCCTACAGGAACCAGTTGACACATGGAATACCATTACAGATGATGATGGTTGCACGATTCTTGAAAAATATTATGAAGACCAGGAAAAATACGCATTTCCTTTTCAGATGATGGCATATATTTCTCGAATTTCTATCCTAAAGAAAGCAATCCGTGAAAGTGGAGCGAAAGTTATTATTACAGAGCGATGTGTATATACTGATGCAAATGTATTTGCCAAAATGCTTTTTGATGATAAAAAAATTGGAACGATTGAATATAAAATTTATCAAAAGTGGTTTGATGAATTTGTCGAGGATATGCCTATTAGTAATATTATCTATGTTAAGACTGATCCCATGACTGCGTTCGAACGCGTTATTAAGCGCAATAGACAGGGTGAAACCATTCCAATCTCGTATCTTGAGTCATGTCATGACTATCACGAAAAATGGTTGAATAATACAGACATATCTATGTTAACCCTTGATGGTAATGTGGATTGCGACGAATCGCCAGAAATATTATCTCAGTGGCTAACTGAAATTAATTCATTCATTGCAACCAATTCGATACAATCGATTAGACATAAAAATAATTATATGAAAGCTGGTCAACAAATTGTATATTAACACTATAAACAATAATTAGTCTTGTCATTTTTATAATCTATACAATACTGAAAGTCAACAAATCCGTTAGTATTATTTTCTCTTTTCGACGATTCGCCGTAATCAATTATAAATAGTTCATCATTTTTTTTGCTTATCATAATATTATTGCTATGAAGATCGTTGTGAAAAAATCCACAGCATTTTAAACACTTATTGATATTTATTGCTTTATATTTTAAATCAATAAATTTCAAATGCTTACATCCATGTTTTTTATCGATGTGGTCGCTATTATTAATAGTAATACCATTTATGTTTTCCATCGTGAAATAAAAAACATGATAATCTTCATATCCATGATTTTCAACAAACCCATAATTATATATTTCGGGTACTAAAAATCCACATTTATCGGCTGGAGTAAATTCATTCGCATAATGTTGAAAATAAATCTCGGCTATAATTTTGGCAATGACTATGTTTTCCTTATAATCATTATTAAAAACATATATTTTTGTAAATTCGGTATCAGTACTATGATATAAAAAGCGACATGAAGCAGTAGTTAATGTTTTATCATTATAATAAGTAGCAAATTCACGTCTTTTGCATTTATTAACAATATCATTTTCATCAAAAAATATATTTCGTTGTTCGGCCGCATAATATATTTTATATAAATTATCAGCAGTGATGCCTCGTTTTTCTGCTATTTGACATAAGGCATCATGTAACGGTATAACAGGTTTTTTTACCTCTTCCGGAATTTCTATAGTTAAGTTCATAATTATATTATAATTATAAAAAATATAATATAATTCAACCGGATATACATTAGGTATTTAATTTTGTTTCATCTAAAGATAGGCTACGAATTTTTACTACTGGTGCCATATCTACTGGTGTCATACCTACTGGTGTTATAACTACTGATTTCACTTCATTACTATCAATAATAGCGTCATTATTTATATCGCTGTCATTTATATCTTGAAGATGAAGAACCTTCGTTGTATTTATCAAACATTTCGATAAACCAGTGATTGTCGCTAATTCAATAGAGCTGTTTTTTTTGTCTCGCTTATTAGGAGCTCTATGTTCATATCCATGAATTCGTTCATATTCGATAATCTTCCAAGTCTCTCCGAAAATCTTTACAGCAGCATTGAACCATACCTTATTATATAATACCAGCACACAACTCAGTTGGTCCAGACGCCAATACAGATTTTTAACCCACATTTTATCACTATGATCGTCCATCATTTTTTCCTCCCATTCATTAAATTCTTCTTTACTTAGATGTAACGGGGCGTATTCATATATTGCCTTTGCGTCTTTAACAAAGTATAGAATGACTCCTTTCATTTCATTATTATCAGTGAGTTGAAATGTGCCGTCCTTATCAAATGCTTCTTCATCTTCGTATTCAAGAAATCGTGTTTCCAAGAAATCACATTCGTTTAATTTACATACGCCCATTTGGATTTGCATTTGACACCAATAATCGCGCTTGGGAATACCATTAATTTCTCTGTTAAATATATTTTTCACTTCCAACATTCTTCCATATACAGATGATGTGTTATCTACATTAATACCGTCTGGCGACGCTCCTAAGAACTTATTATCTTGACACTGAATACAACCAAAATCTTCTACTACAGTTTTATACTTATCCTCGTAGATCATGACCGAAAGGGGTTCATATTTCTGACCCCAGTGAAATGGGGTTTCCGTATTTAAACCATCATGCTTCCTTAAATCAAGTGGTTTACACTTTTCATAAATAAGACTATTGACACTACTTGGCGAATCAAGTGCTTTCCATGCGTTACTTGCTGTAATCAAATTATAACGATATTCATACCATGCGGTCGTTCGTTGTTCTGGTTGAGGAGTGTTACGTAAGTATTCGATTTTATCGTGCATCTTAGAAATATCCGGCATTTTTCGGATAAAAGTATATGCATAAGAGCGTAATGGATGAATTCTTGTAAAATGAATCTTATGTGCGCGTTCAATAATTTTATCTAATTGGTCTGTCATATTTACGACATTTACATTATTCATCTGGAATGACAATAATTCAAAGCATGCTTGTTTTAAAGTATCATGAAAATCTGGGCGGCTAAATGATAATGGTTCATTATGAATATAATCACTAATCAGGTCCCCACACGCCTCTATCATATCAAATATATCATTTTTTCCAAGAACCACTGAATCTTTATTAGATAGAATAAATCCAGCAATACTATTTAATGTAATCACGTTGCTTGTCATTTTTTTAAATAGAATATATAATATTTTATTTAATTCAATTTTTTACACTTATTATTTCTTAATAGAACCTGATTTAATAGGCGTCAATGATTTAAGTGTCGATACTCGCTTATCGCATCTTTCCAGTCCAAACCGATTGTTTTTATATCGCAATGCTGGAATAACCAAGATGGTTTGTTCCACTTTACAATAATCAACTTCTTTATTATTCAATAAACGCTTTTTATCCAAACACCCTTTCAAAAAAGAATACAGTTGTTCCACTGTCATATCTTCCGTCTCTTCCGTCTCTATATATTTTTCACTGTATTGAAGAAGCTTCTTATTCTTAAGAGTTCTATCCAATTTATTCCACGATTCATGTAGGTTCATTTCCTTTTCTTTTTGGAGAAAAGAATCAATTCTATCATTGGTCATACTTTCATAAACGGATTCTTTCATTTTATTACCACTTAAAAGCATTGTTTGATATTGTATATTTTTTAGTTCAGTGCATTCTTCTTTATCCATTATATAATATAATGATATTATAATTCTAATCCATTTTTTATTAACATATAATAACAATGGAAGAGAATAAAATTTTAACAAATGTATTTAAAAAGACCAGTGTCAGAAGAAATGATACAAAAACTAATGAAGAATGTAAACTATCATATATACAACATAATACGGAAAAAACAAATATAAATGTGATGTATTTAGATGATGATATTAATATAAAAAAGTCTGAACCTTATAAAAACTTATACAAAATAATTCATCGTAAAATACAAGGCTATATTCAACAGGATATTAAGAAAGAACGATTAAATAGAACAAACATGGTCACAATGGAATATGTAATAGAAAAACTCGTAGAAAGTAAACTACAATGTTGCTACTGTAAAGACAATGTTGTAATTGATTACCGCGAAACACGTCAAATGACTCAATGGACATTGGATCGTATTAATAATTTTATAGGACATGACATAGATAATGTGGTAATTAGTTGCTTAAAATGCAATTTACAACGTAGGAGAATCAATAAAGAACACTTCACCTTTACAAAACAATTGGTTCTAATAAAATCTGAATCATAAATTACGCTTCTTACGTGTTTTACGATTTTTATGAATTATATTTACTGTATTCTTTCTATTGCCTCCATTTGCACCTGACACTAAACCAGATAATTCGTCTATATTCCTACCAATTAATAATGTATTTCGAGGCTCTACATGACGTATGGTTTTTGTTACTACCTTACCGTCTTCTACCTGTTCTACTGGTAAACCAACCATAGGTGAAACAAAACCGCCTAAAGATAATTCATTCACTTCGCTTTCGGCTGTTGCGTTCAAAAGAATAAAAGCCAACCTCGTACCTGAAGGTCTATCGCCCATCGCTCCAATTCGTAAAGCATCGCCCGAAGCACTGTATTTTAATACCTTTTTAGAGTTATCTAATTCATCATACTTTGAATCATGTAAAGACTTTGCGTTATATATCTTCGTATTACTGACCTTCTTAACATCGGTATATCCTCCAGATTTGGTAACTGTGTTTAATTCTTGGAATATATCTCCCACGCTTTTAATCATACTCAATTGAAGAATATCTTGATAATATGTTAATTCAAGTGTATTCCATACGTCATTTAATATGAACTTTTTATCATCATAATGATAACACACCAGATTCGTTATTTTACTAATCAGCAACTTATATACATTTCGTGCTGATAATTCGGCACCTTTCATACTATTTAACATTTTCTCATGTGTATCATCATCATCTTCGGCGTGTTTAAAATTATACAAGTATGTGTTAAAAGTTGAATGTATATGAATATCTTCTTTTTGCAAGGTTATTTCATTTTCAGAGTATAGATAATGAGCGTCACTCTTCGTTTTATACAATTCATCATTATATTTTGATTTTACATCGTATTTACGGGTCTTATTACTATTTAATAGTTTCACATGAAATGAACCGAATTCCGCACCGTCGCGATTTATTGCCATATTTAAATTACATGTTGACTGCGCGTCGATGACCGAACTTAATGGGCAAAAGTATTTACTTTTTAGATAGTTGATCTTTATCGCGTCTTCGTCGCTATCCGCCGATTGTAGTAGTTTTGCGTTTATTAAATCCGCTGAATTATTAATCACAAATTTAGAATCCAACAGTTTCGGATGTTCTACTATTTGTTGTAACAGTTCATTATAAATTCGTTTACTACTATACTCTTCATTTGATGTAATAATGTTCAAAAAACCATTCAATATATTCGTATCATAGTTCTCGTTATTATAATTAGGAACCTTTTCCAGAACAAAGTCCGGAAAAAGCACGGTAGATTTATCATCAAATTCACTTAACAAATTCACTTCCGAATATAGTCCCCATACTGAAAGTATGTTTAACTGAAGTTTCAAAAAATCGTTATTAAACCTATTCAATGGGCTATCGCTCGTTTCGCTCGAAATATACGCAATTAATTCATCCTTTGTCATTTTCATAGATTTATGTCCCTCTCTACCAACTGCGTATTTTAGAGCTATTCTGGAAATCATTTGAGCCACATGATTTATGGTTTGTCTGTCTTCCAAGTCCAATACACGTCCCTTTGATTTGGTAACCGAATTGAAAAGCTCGAACATGGAATCAAAAATAATATGTTTTCCGAATGTTTCCAATTCATGTTCCATATCATGAATTTTTGTTTTATATACATCTCCTAACATGTCTATACGCGATAATATATTACCAACATACACAAATACATCAGACATACTATGCATCATTGTCATTTTAACATCGACAATAGATTCCTCACTCGTAGCGATATCTCCTTCCGGTAATACAACCTTCTCTATATAGGTAGACAGTGGTTTTAAATATGGAATAGGTGTTTCTGTATTAATATAGTTAATATGTTCATCGACGCTTAATAATTCATCTATAATTTCGGACAATGTTGCGATCGATTTCATAGTCGTGTATTTCTCATTACATGAATAAAAAATTTGTTTTATTTGAAGATACTTCTCTCCGCTCGCATTTCTCAAGAATAAATCAGTAACCAAGTATTCAGTCTGTTTTTGTGTTTCTTCGATCAACTGAGTTAATTCTCTTCTTTTATTTAAAATACGTGCGTATTCATTACTGTCAAACATCAATTTAAAAACTTCATTGTCCTTATCTTCGAATTGGACGTCAAATTGTTCACTAAGACCCGTTTTCATTTCATCTATACCTATTTCTCCTACTTCATCTACTACTGACTCAACCGTTGTCGCGACAGTTGAATCTTTATCTACGGTGTCAGGCTCTACATGTTTCCTTAGTTCTTTACGTAATCGTTTCTTTTCTTCGATAATCTTGGACATTTCAACTAATTCCACCGTCTCACTTCTCTTAATAACACGCAGTTCACGTAGAGATATATCTCGATTTCGAGATAATATTCTTCTTGATCCTCCGGTCATTTTATTCTTTGTTGCTTTAAATGGAGTATTCGAATATAGAGGTACACATTCCATAGTAGAGAGAATGTAATCATTCTGTTTAAATTCGTTTATGAACCCCAGTTTTAATAAAAATTCAATTTGTTTTGAATTTATTATATCCATAGGATGCATCTTATCTTTCATCAAATTATAATAAATGAAATATAATTTGCTATATAGATCATACAACTTAGCAACTGTCTCGTTCTTATTTTTTTGTATACACGCATAAAAGGCATAACAAATATTTTCATGATGTATTTCATAAGAAGGTGAACTTGTTTCCATGTCGTCTTCTTCTTGGATACTACTATTTGCTATAGATATGTTAGATTCAAGTAAGGAATCTTTGGTAAATACTCCTTCACCTTTTTCAAAATGACGCATCATATCGATATTTGGTTTTCTTAATCCACCTGCCATACTTTTATTATCTGTAATATAGCCAAATAGTTTCATCTTATGTTCCATTATACAAGTATCTAACATTGCACAATGCGCAAGTCTATGGTCCCATTCATTATCTATTGGTTGAATAAACGCATCATAGTAATAATTTAAAAATAACAACGACGCATGAGATATATTTTCATATTTTTGTGATTCATCTTTACTTAATATATCTATAAACGTATTGTCATTCATAATTAAAGTATCCATTAAGTGACCTGCTACATTATCATATACAATTTCATTATCTCCTTCGTGTTTGGATTCTCTTTTAACAATAAGTTGTATATTTTCTACTTGTATATATTCTTCATTATGAATATTATCTGAAATATTTTCTATACCAAAATTGCCACTTTTCCGCACAGATTTTAATAAATTAAAATGAACAAGTATTTTCTGAATGCGGGCTTTATTGTAAATACGCATAAACATATTTCTCTTGGAAATTAAATCATCGCTTGACATATATGTAAATAAATTCTTATTTACCTTGTCTGCGTGTCTGAATGAGTTTACTTTTCCTGCGTTATTATGAAAAAAATCGGAGATTTTATCAGAATTATAATTACTCGTAGGTCCAAAATTATGAGCATCTAATATGTGAATAAAACTGCTTACTTGATTTTTGATTCGCATTAATTCTCTTGTTTGTAATTTGTTACGGCGACCTTTTCCAATAAATACATTTTCGTATTCCATTTGTGCATTAAATGACCGATCATACGATACGTTTAACTCGGGAATTTCGATTGATTCGTCCACATTCGTTAATAATTTACCAAATATATAATCAGTATGCTTATCATCAAGTGGCTGAATTAATGTATCAAATTTAGATTGATACGATTCGAATTGTGTATCTATTGTGGATGACTCTGTGAAATTATCAATAAGTTCAATTAATTCAGACCTAAATCCTTGAATACTTGACAACAACTCATTTAATAATATAATATCATCTTTGGACAAAGATATCTCTTTTCTTACCTTATCCTTGTTTACATGTATGATTTTCTCATTTATTAAAATACGTATAATATCAGTACATATATGTATAATATTATCATCTATTTCGAACAACGTATGTAAATTTATATCGTTCTCTCTACCACCTCCTGCGGATTCTGTACTGATATGTCGTTCAAATGACGACTTTATAGTTTTGTTCAGTTTTTTAATACGCATATTGAGCTTTTCGAGACGATCTACAATTCCAATAGAGAAATCATGTATAAATTCATGTCCTAAAATATTGGATTCTATATAGTCCATATTTGAATCGTTAAAATAAATTTCTGAACCCATTAATTATATAATACGCTATACTTTTATTATTTATATTAAATAATATATACCGTGTATAACAATATCGAATAATTAATTCAAACGAATAAAACAACTTAAAAATTATGATACTTATTTATTAAGATGTCTAAAAGTTATACAACGCAAAATGAGTTGTTATTGAATAATTTACTTCAGTTTTATGACGATGATAACAAGCTACAACATATGTTGCAGATTATTAACGGTGAATCTAAAATATCACTGCGCATTGTCGATTGGTTTGCAACCAACTACGCTAAAAAGAATTATACTGTATATAATATTGAAAAGAATGATGATAAAATAAGATTCAAAGTGTATTTTGACTATAAATTGAAATTAAAAGCATATAGTAAAAAACGTTTTGACCCATTTTGTCGATGGGATAGAATCACGATTCCCTATAAAGATAATACCTCTATTCAGACTACAATCGGACAATTAAATTTCTTTAGATGGGCTTTGGAAAACGATGTCGTCAAATATATTGAAGATAATTATGACCAGATTGAAGCTGATATGAATCATCGCAATAGTACAGCCAAGAATAAGGAAGTAATCGGTTCAAATAAAACACGTAAAAAACGCGAAGAGCTTAGCATTTCGGCAGTGAAAAGCATCAAAAAAGAGGATGTAGAAATTATAGTTAAATTTAATTAGTAGTATCAAGTTACTAAATCGTATATATTATTATGATGATACATACGATTTTCATTCATAGATTCAATGGTGGTAATAATATGTCACTTACAATACCATCTACGTCATAATTCATAATACATTCATACGAATCTCTGCTATTGCAAGTATAAGTGAAAACCTTTATATTTTTTTTTCGACACCAAGAGATCATTTCAGTATCAAGCATACTCCACTCTATACAAATGAAATTCAGCGTATTGAATAAATCATCACACATGTGGCGATCAAATACGTTACTGGTAATAGCCCCTATTTTATAGTCGAGTCTGTTCAAATTATTTTGGTAAAAGGAGAGTAAAAATAAATGTTTGAAGTTGAAACTGGCTATATAAATGTTCGATGTATCTATGTTCTCTCTAAGAAAAAAACCTATCAAGGATTCAATTAGGTCTGTACCCCCCTTCAAATCTAAATAAACACTTATTGTCGAACAATCAATCTCTTTATAAAAATCAACTAATGTTACAATGTTATATGGTTTCAATTCCTCATAGGTCATGTTGCAAATATACTTGTTATCAATGGAAACATCGTGATAAATAACTATTTCGCGAGTTTTACATATTTGAATATCCATTTCAATCATTTGAAAACCGTGATAAATTGCTTCTTTAAAAGCATGTAGAGAATTATCTGGATAATTTTCAGTGTATCCCCTATGAGCAATATAAAACATATTAATAATATTATATATAATAATTATTCCATATTTATATATGATTAATTTTTATAAGTTACATATTAATATAACAAATATAATGTCCTTCCCCAAACGAAGTCTTTATATCTTTCACAACAGTATCATCTGAGATTGTAACATTTTTACTGCCTGTAATAGCAATACCAAATGCTTGCGTTGACATGGTTCTTTTTTCTTTAATACTTTTATTTTCTACGTTACATATACGCACATTCTCTATAAGCACTTTATCTCCTTGTGAAATAAATAATCCAATATTGCCTTTCATTGTGTGGTTCATAGAATCTTTGTCTCTATTTACCGCATATAACTTATTAGTATCATGTTTATTAACCGCAACATACTCCATAATGTTTCTTCTATTGAAAATCCATTCCTTACATAATGTTTCGGGTATATTTCCCGTTCCTTTCAATGTGTCATCTCCATAATTACATATAGCCATTTGGAGATTTCCAATAATAGTTCCTTTATAGTACCCATGTTCATCTATATTATTTAAAAAGTCAAATACGTCTCCAGCAGGTCCTCCAAACGCTCCTCCATATCCACTGGTTGAATTACTATCTAATTTGTTATACAATGAAGCTACTTCAGTGGCATCTGAAATAATATTTTCAATAGTTGTATTCTTGATTTTAATATTTTGGTTACCAATTGTTTTGCTATCGCGCATTGGTTTAAAATCGCCAACCACAACACCTAATGAATTAAATACCATTCCATAAACATTACCATCGTATAGTCCAGTTTTATTATGGAATATGCTATCCGTCGTAGGAAAATTCATTTCAGTATAACTTTCAAATTTAGATATGGCATTCTCTAAATCTTCTTGTATTTTGAGTAGAGAAATATCACCATAATGAGTATGTAAAAACAATTCTTTATCCGATTTCTTATTTATTGCTATTAATTTAGGTAAACCAAATTTTGCGTGCGAATAAGTAGATAATACCTCAATATGTCTATTAACATGTAATACGCGACAATTGTTTACGGTGATATTTACACCACCATTAATAGATACTGCCGCCACCTCAAAATTTTTAAATTCAATATTTTCTATACGGATATTATTACATCCATTTCCATGAATTCCGTGATGCGACACTTGTCCCAGAGTTCCATTTTTAATAATAACATTGGAAGCAGATGTTATTGAATATCCAAAATCAGCAGGACCTTGTTTGGGTATGAATGGTGAACTGGCTAATTCAATTAGTGCACAAAAACGTTGACGTAAGTTGAAAGTATTATGTAACTGAATAGAAAAACCATTTAAATCAATAATAACATTTTTGGTTTCAACCGTAATAGCAGCAAAAAATCCTAATATATATCCATTCGCCTTTGGATACATTTTTGCTTGGTCTGGTCGTGGCTGATTATTATCATATCTATTTGGATTGAAAATAATGTTTTCAGTAAGTACGTATGTTCCTGGACGAGTAATCCTATATGTACCGTGTGCAAACATTGCGTTATCTAATTTATAGGTAAACGATAATTTATGATATATTATACTTTCTTCGTAAATATTATTAACCAAATATTGAAAGTCTATTATTACTGGTTCATTGAATAATTTTTCGTTTATATAATTTACGGTAATTTTAAAACATATACTTTCGTCAAATACACGTAACATTCCATTTATAGTTAATATATCTATAATATCCGCAAATTTGAGCGATGAAACACATCCACATATATCAAATAATGATTTATATTCATTCACCTCCTTTGAAAGTTTTATCATGTCCTTTGAAGGTATTAAATTCCTCGAAATTTTAGATTTATTTTCGTAAACACATAATATATGGTCTAATAAATCAAACGTATGTGTGCCATCACTATCTGAAAATGTTTGCTGATTAAATGATATCTGGTAACACGATTTTTTCGCTGGGTTTATGTTAAACGCATTGCTTCCATTAGGATAGAAAAATGACCTAAACGTATTATAAGACATAGCAATCGGATCTAATTGTAATACAACGGTATCATTATCTATACTATTCTTTGTTTGATAGCACTTTAAATCGTTGCATAATGATGAAACGGATAGCCCATAGGTTTGTTCTACTGATATTGGCTTATATGTATCGGTAGTTATCTCAACAAATGACCGATGTTTTGTATTTTTTGTTAACATTTATATTAATTAATAATTTAAATATTTAATATAAAGGCATTAATTTATTATTTATTAACAGTTATCTATGATATTGTCTGATAACGGTTTCTCAAGCATGGAATCAAATAAATCATCTAATGCTTCTTTGCGTTGTTCTTTCTTAAAACGTGAAATTAATTCAGATTCCTGACTGTTTCCATCTAAAACACGTTGTCCAAAAGCGTCTTGGGTCCATATTGAATAATTATGCTTGCTACCAGAAAATCCAGCACCGCTGCTAATAAGTGTGCCATCGGCGCGTTTGATAAATTGAGGAGTAACACGTAGAGGATTGTTGGGATGAATCTTTTGTTTGGGAATACCACCGCGGAACTGCCAGTAGTTAGGGAACATATTAACTACTTTATAGTTGAATACCACCTGGACAGGAGAAGTAGGTGAAAATGAGGTGTTCTTATAGTTAAACACAATCTTGAATAGTATTGATTCATCTGGATGCTTAAGAGAACCTAATTGCTGTAAAACAGACACTATTTCATTCCATTTAAGAGAATAAGTTGACCCACGAATATCAAACATAGAAAAGTAGCGTGAAAGATCTTTTTGCAACTGAATTAGATGTAAAGGAGCAATATTATTTCTTTGTATATTTAATTCAGATTCATATGATGATAAAATATAATCCATCAAATTAAACTCATGTGTTCCGTCTTGGTCGGATATAGTTTGTTCATTGAATGATGTTACACCAGATCCACGCAGACCTGTATTAAGCGAAAACGCGCCACTTGCTGAAGGATAAAATAATTCTCTAAATTCATTCATATCTAAAAGAATTGGGTCAAGTTCAAGTAAGCATTGAGACACATCTGTTACTGCTGCGGAACTTGCTTGAGCATCTTCGAAATTGTTATATAATGTAGCCACTACCACAGAAGCAGAGCAGTCAAAGCCATCACAAAAATACTCAGTAAAAGGCATATTATATAATATTTGTATATAATTATTTTTCGCAAAAAAATCATATAAAATATAAACGCATAATTAATTGAATGGGAAACTATCAATCATTATCTAAAATAAATTACGAGGATGTTATTCAACTCTTAAATACAAACAGTCCGAATAATTTTATATTGTTAAATACTCTCAATGACATAAATCAACATTGTCTAATTATAAACACTTTACATTCCAAAGGGGAAGAAATGGTTTTAAATAATGCTCTAAATGAATCCAAAACTATTTTAATAATTATATACGGAATGAATTATAGCGATGAAACAATTTATATCAAATACAATCAGTTACTAAAATTAGGATTTACGAATGTTTACATTTATCCAGGTGGTATGTTTGAATGGTTATGTTTACAAGATATATATGGCGATGAAATGTTTAAAACCACTTCGAAAGAATTAGACATTTTAAAATATAAAGCATTAAACGCATTTACTAAAAAAATTGATTTTCATTAAAGTAATTTAAATAAAATAAATCATACTTAGTAAACATGGAAATCACTCAGTCTAAACTAACAAAGCTCGAATGGGAAAGTATCGAAATTCCCGTTTCAGAAGAAGAAAAAGAAATTTTGCTCCTTATCAAAAATGGGTTCTCAGACCCAAATGTCAGTTACAATAAAACATCAAGTTTGTTTAATATTCTTAAAATTGATAAATCTGAACATCTTGATGCGTTCCTATTCAATTATTATTTAGTAAGCGCTTTACAATCCGCGAACAAAACCATCGATATTGATTTGCCAGTATTCAATGAAAAAAAAATTGTTATTAAAAAAATGACACGAATGAAGCTTGAAAATTCAAACTCTACATTGGATAGTAAAAAAAAATATATTTATGAATTTATTATAATTGACATCATTAATCTAATGGCACGCGCTATTCAGAAGAACAGTCATGATTATGTAACTCATTTCTATACTCTGTTCAAAATGATTCAGTTAAATATCGCAAACAAAAATAGCGTTTTAGTTGACTACTGCAATTCTATTTTCTCAAAATATCAAGGCGATATTAATTATTTGAATGTAATTAAGAACGGATATAATATAATTGAGAATAACCATTATCTAAACAATTATGGCGATATTAAATTATTTGACCATCAGAGAAGAATCTTCTCAATATTTAACCAGCCATCAGAAGAGGCGCGTCTTACATTATATATTGCGCCTACAGCTACCGGAAAAACACTCACACCTATCGGATTGAGCAATAAATACAAAATTATCTTTATTTGTGCCGCAAGACATGTTGGTCTGGCCTTAGCAAAATCCGCTATTTCGATTGGCAAAAAAGTAGCACTCGCGTTTAATTGCGATGACGCAAGTGGAATTCGACTCCATTATTATGCCGCAACTGATTATACAGTAGATTGGAGGAGTGGTGGTATTCGAAAAGTAGATAACAGTGTTGGAGATAAAGTAGAAATTATGATTTGTGATGTAAAGTCATATATATCGGCTATGTACTATATGATGTCCTTTACGCCAGATACTAACAACATTATTACCTACTGGGATGAACCTACTATTTCAATGGACGAAGAAGAACACGAACTTCATTCACTTATACAAAGAAATTGGCAACAAAATCAAATTCGAAATGTAGTTTTATCATCAGCAACTCTTCCTAAAGAAGAGGAGATACGTGAAACTATTTCAGACTTTCGGTCAAGATTTCAAGGAAATGTACATTCAATTGTAAGTCATGACTGTAAAAAGTCCATTCCTATTACAGATGCGGACTGTTATACATGCTTACCTCATCTGTTATGGAAAGATAGCGAACAGTTGATGAATAGCGTAACACATTGTATTCAAAATAAAACACTACTTAGGTATTTCGATCTTCAAAGTATTATTGATTTTGTCATATACGCAAATGTTACTGACGGCATTATTACGAACCAACGATACGAGGTAGCTAACTATTTCGAATCCATTTTTGATATCAATATGACTAATGTTAAGATGTATTACTTGGATATCTTAAACAATATCGATATTGAACAATGGGACACTATTTACAAGCATTTTCAATCGCGTAAAAAAAAGAACTACGCATCGAATACCAAGATGGTAACGGAAGATGCTCACACTCTTACTGACGGACCAAGTATATTCTTAACAGAAGACATTAGCAAAGTCGCAAAGGTATGTATTAAAACCGCCAATATTCCACAACAGGTAATGAGCGATCTAAATGAGTCTATTGCTTTCAATAATAAACTGAACGAAGAGTTGAAAAAATTGGAACACAGTTTCGAAGATATGTTGAATAAATTAGACATTAGTGAGGATAGCAACAAAATGACAAAGGACAGATTTACACCTGAAATGAAGACTTTGCGAAGAAAGATTGACGAAATGCGTAATATTACAAAAGTCATTAAACTACACGATATGTTTATTCCTAATAGAAAAGAACATATTAGTAAGTGGACTAAAGATAAATTAACTTCAAAGCCCTTTACATGTAATATAAGCGAACATCATGTGATTAAAATTATGGAGTTGGATAACGTGAATGACAGTTGGAAGATTCTGCTGTTGATGGGAATTGGAGTATTCACTGAACACAATAGTATTGATTATACTGAAATCATGAAAGAGTTGGCTCGAGAACAAAAACTATTCATGATTATCGCATCCTCTAACTATATTTATGGCACAAATTATCAGTTCTGTCATGGCTATATTGGAAAAGACATGAGCGCAAAAATGACGCAAGAAAAATGTATTCAAGCTATGGGTCGTGTAGGTAGAAATAAGATTCAACAAACATATAGCGTTCGCTTTCGAGACAATGAGTTGATCAAACGCTTGCTGCTTCCTGAGGAGAACAAGATTGAAGTTCGTATCATGAATCGCCTATTCAATTCTGAAGAATAATTTATTATACATCTTTGAAAATATAAAAATAATGCTATTATTTTTTTTATATTTTTATCATACATGTCATCCGAATACTGCTTGCTTTTGTGCGTTAATTAGTCCGACCATCGAATAACCTGAATTTAAAAATCGTGTCATATACAGAATCACGACAAATATAATTAATTTATGTGATATCGAATTATTACATAATAATAATAACAATATTATAAGTAAAATCGTCAGATAGAAAAAATAATTCATACGATTCGTCATTGTTTCTATTTGCTCTTTCACTATCATACCTGTTTCAAAATCCTCATTTAAAAACTGAAAAAATGCTAACCCATCTTTACCAGATGGCTCAAAATAATATTCATAAAATTCCTTACAATTATTTTTTTTCACTATATTTTCCAACATAAAATGAGGAGGAATATAAATCAATGGAACTGTGGTAAAACATTTAAACGCGTAATAAGGTCTAAATTTGAATTTCTCTGCCTTAGTATAGTCCCATTTATTATGTATTACCAATTCGTTAATATTCTCGACCAAACCAGGAAGGTTGGTACTGTATATATAAGCACCTCCTCTACCAAGACGCAATGATATCTCTATGATTTTAGTACCTCTATATTGCGCATTACAAATTCCGGAAAAACCCTTCATATTAGAAGTAACCCAATCCACAATATTACTTGGTGGCTTGGTGTCATTGCTTACATATTTCCACTCGTCTGCGACCACGCCATTTTGAGTTTTACTGTATTTATATGTAATGTAATATACGATGCGACCATTATGCACAAAAAAATCTGTCATCTCCTCTCTATCGTCAATAAACTCAGTCCATATCATTTCTTCTAAATGGGTGTATGTTCTCAATTCCTCATAGCTATCTATTTTATAGCAATTTTTACTTGACGCGCTTTTATGTCCCCATCGCGGTTTAATAAAAATAGGATACTCTAAATATTTTTGCGGATGTTTTGCCAATGTCTCTACTTTACCACACATTATTCCTTGACTTTCCGCTATCCATAACTTATCATACACAAAATTATGATCATAATATTTTTCAAACGCCTCACTATCAAACTCTGGCACATTTTTCTTAGAAAGGGTCACTGGCCAAGGATCATGATACTGATTCGGAACGCCTAATAATTTTGACCATCTTGGTTCAGGTAATAAACATATTGTTTTTAATGAAGTTATGATTATATTATTATCTTTATCTGACATATTGATTTGTACTTATATAAATTATGACAATAAAAAGATTTTTTTAATTAATATTATTATTTCACAACCCATCCATATTTTTACTACATGAAATTTTGCCTACACATCGGACATTTCTTACCTGTTTGCTTATTTACACACATATTTTCAACTATACATGGCGAACAAAATTTATGTCCACACTTACCCGTAAAATAACTTTTACCAGTAATATCTTCCATACATACAGGACATTCATTGTCCTTTTGAGAAGACATTTCTAATTCATGTAATTCTTTTTCTATATCAGCACATCTTCCTCTCATATTTTCCAACAATGCCACATCTTCTGAAATATCAACCGCGCATGGTTCCAGTATATCATTGCCACTGATATTATAACTATCATTTGGAAAATAACGTGGGTCTAATGACAAACTCTTCTTACGAGCTTGCACTACAAAATTCGGCAAAATATCATGAAACACGTAGTCGTCTATTTCATTTTGTGAACGCATGGTTTCAATAAGAGTATCTACTTCCTCATAGTCCATCGGCTCCATATCAATTGTCGACATTATACGTCAGTTACAGTTTAAGTATTTGAAACAATTAAATGTATTTATTGAAAATCAATTTTTTATGTACTTTACCAATCTACTCCAATCCAATTGTTCATAGTTAATTCGCGTGTAGTTAAGTCTGAATTATTGAAATATAGTACCTTTTTATCTGAATTATTTACTATTCCCATATATGCCACCCACCAATGATAAGAACTCTCTGATATTATATAATGTTTACACATCATACCAGCTATGAATTGCGTATAATCATCCTCATTGATTTCCGTTGCCGGATACTCGCTCTGTAAACCAATTATAGTTTCCCATGCACCTGGTACATCCGTTAAAATAAATAAATTGCTAATATCAACCTTCATACTAACAAGTTTATCTAACGCATTTTTATATGCGTCCTTATTAAATTTCTTGAAACCACCGTCAGGTCCTCTTCGTATTCCTATCATAATCCCATTGCTCAAATTCTTATATTTATTTCTAACATAATTAATTGTATTTGGGTCATTTAAATGTAAATATTTCGGCATTTTACTATGGATTTCGTGAAACAAATTTATATTTGCACAATAGCCCCGTATTAAAATACTTTTACGAGGGACCGGTCTATTTTTTGTAAAATTATTCACTAATACATCCACGTCTTCATATATCTCATTACAAAATGTCATTTTTTTAAAAAAACTATCCTTATAAGATAATATGTTTCCGTTTTCCGTTTTATATGTTTTTCTACCAAATTTATTACTCGTTCCATACAAAATAGAATCAGTATTCCTAAGAACTATATTCAAATTATACACTTCTTTATAATATACCGCTAGAGCAAGACCCCATAAATTATTCGCCAATCCCATACCTGATGCACCTTCTATATAAATATTTGGTTGCCTTTTTAAAATAGGATTTTTTGGTATAATGGGTTGCCTTGCATCTAATTTCGCGATAAAATCATACATCTTGTTATTATAATAATATTAATATATTAATATAATATAAACACACCCGCTAATGTTATGTATAATGTCAACGCGTTATTCGCATCGTGCAAGAGATGTATTCTTAATCAAGGAAAAGAAAGAAGAGGCTGAGGAAAAGGAAGGATCTGAAAAAAAAGTTAAAACATGCGCTATTGACAAAGATAATCAAAAAATAACAAAGGTGAATAATCACATTTATTTTTACTCTGAAGTCACTCGTAATTCCATATTCGCTCTAACCACGCTTATACGTGAAGTAGAACAAGACAATATGGCTCTGGCGAATACCTTGTGCATTGACCCAATTCCTATCTATTTACATATCAGTTCTTTTGGTGGCTCAGTCTTTGCTGCGTTTACTGCGATTGATGTTATCTTAGCTTGTCAAGTTGATGTAATCACTATTATTGATGGTGCTTCCGCTTCCGCTGGAACCTTGATGAGTGTTGTTGGAAAACAACGATTCATGCGACCCAACGCATATATGCTGGTTCATCAATTATCTGCTGGATCATGGGGCAAAATGTGCGAATTGGAAGATGACTTTACCAATAATAAACGCCTCATGGAACAAATTAGAACCATCTACAAAGAACACTCCAGTATACCCAAGAAAGAACTCAATGAAATTCTAAAACACGATTTGTGGTGGGACGCTGACACCTGTCTAAAATATGGACTGGTCGACGACCTATGGACCAAAGTATAAAATATTATATAAATATTTTTTATAAAATATAAATTTCACGTATTTATATTTTATTTATGATATAATTCTTAAAAATCCTCATCAAATGTAATGGTTTGCTGATCAGCATCTACACCTACACCACTTTTACTATACTCGGACACCCTCTTCTCAAAAAAATTTGTCTTGCCTTGAAGTGATATCATATCCATCCAGTCGAAAGGGTTCGTAACAAAATAAATCTTATCATAACCCAGTGCCACCATAAGCCTATCCGCGCAAAACTTAATGTACTCTTGCATCATATCCGAGTTCATACCGATCAAGTTCACCGACAAAGCTTCACTAACAAATTCACACTCAATCTTTACCGCATCCGCGATGATCTCCGCAACACGTGACTGTGGTAAGCGATTCACAAGCTTGTTGTAGAGCAAGCACGCGAAATCACAGTGCATACCTTCATCGCGGGAGATGAGCTCATTAGAAAACGCAAGACCAGGCATCAAGCCGCGCTTCTTCAACCAGAATATAGCGCAGAAAGAACCACTAAAGAAAATACCTTCAACCGCCGCAAAAGCTACCAAGCGCTCCGCAAATGATGCCAAGTCGCGAGAGCACCATGTCAACGCCCATTCAGCTTTCTTTGCCACGCAAGGAACAGTTTCGATAGCATTCAGTAGGTGGGTTTTCTGGTCAAGGTCTTTCACATACGTATCAATCAACAGAGAATACACTTCAGAATGAATATTTTCAATCGCAATCTGGAAACCATAAAAACAACGAGCTTCTGCTGATTGAACCTCGCTCGAGAAGTTTTGTGCAAGGTTCTCATTAACAATGCCATCTGAAGCGGCAAAAAAGGCCAACACATGAGAAATGAAGTGGCGCTCATTATCAGTCAGCTTATCATTCCAGTCTCTATGATCTTCCCAAAGATCAATCTCTTCAGCAGTCCAAAATGAAGATTCGGCTTTCTTGTACATCTCCCAAATATCAGTCTGCTTGATAGGAAAAAGCACAAAACGGCGCTTATCTTCAATCAAAAGAGGCTCAGGAAGCAGTTCGCCATTCAACTCTTTTATTCTAAACGCGGAGGGCTCCATGTTATTGTTAATATATAATAAAACATATTTATGCTATTTTTTCATTATACAATTATTAAGCCTCAATCTAATTCTCAATACTCGCTTCATATTTGCCTCCTTTTGACAAATTATCGGCGGCCCATAACGGCTGCAAATTTGTATAGTGAAAACATTTCTTTTGCTCTTCTTCCTCCTTTAAATCAAAACTACAACATGGCTTTATGTGGTCCAAGTGCCATTCTCCGTGATTTTCCCAAGTCATTCCTTCAACAAATTTGGCTTCTAAATATCCTTTTAAAAATGGTAATTCACAACCTGTTAGTTGTTTTGTTCTGTATTTTTTATCTGCTTTTTGATTTTTTAAGGCGTGCCATAAACGAGTTCGTAATACATGTTTTATTTTATATTCTATATTTGTATCTAACATTTTTCTTTCGTAATTAACCGCATTTTTTATACATTGTTGTCTATGTTCTTCATTAGTATCATATTTATTTTTTGCCCATTCACGTCTATATTTTTTATTAGAATCATTTTTATTATATATTTTAGTACGTTCATCCCAAGTATCTTTATGATTTATATAATTTTTTTTATTTTCTTTTTTCATACATAATTTACAATAACCTTGCAATCCATCTGTTTTATGTTTATTTTTATAAAACATAGAAGTCTCTTTTGTTTCGTTACATCTCATACACGTTTTTTCCATTTTATATATATTAGATATTTTATTTTTATGTTATTTCATTGATAATACATAATTCCTAAATATTCTCATTTTTTTGAGCATCCTTCATTTTTTCTTTCTTTTTTAAATATGCTCGTCTTGCATATTCTTTTCGTTTTTCTGACGATACAGGATTTGATTTCATTTTTTCTAATATTTGTTCTTTATTTTTTTCATAATATGCTTTTTTACAGGAAGGTGCTGTATATTTTTTTAGATGTTCTTTTAACTTTTCATTTTCTTCTTCTAGCTCTTTTATTCTAGCATCTTTATCCATTATTATATTATATAATAAATTATTTATGTAATTTATTATATTACAATATATATCAGGAGATTACATTTCACCACCTCTTAACCGGAGTACGAGATGAAGTGTGCTTTCTTTTTGCACGTTGTAGTCACTTAATGTGCGACCATCTTCAAGTTGCTTACCAGCAAAAATCAGCCTTTGTTGGTCGGGTGGAATTCCCTCCTTATCTTGAATTTTTTGCTTTACATTATCGATAGTGTCACTCGCTTCAACCTCAAGCGTAATTGTTTTACCAGTTAAAGTCTTAACAAAGATCTGCATTATAATCTATAGTATTATTTTATTTTTAAGTGTGTTAAGTTTTGGGATTTAAAAAATATAAACATTATGTAATGGGGAGAAAGTTTCGACAATTTACAAATAAAGAAATAATGAATAGCTCTGAATTGAGTAAAAAACGCGCGTCCACCGAAATGATGAAATATGCACACAATAAATGTTTCAATAAAAAAGATATAAATTTCAAAATAAATTACAACACGCTTGAATTCACAAATTTTAAAGATTATTCTACATTTATGGATTTAGTAAAAATATTTCAAACATATGATTTAAAACGCAATAATTGTTGTAACGGATTACAAGATAGTCCATGCGATAACGCATATGGATTTTGTATTCAACATAGCTCGCAAATTCCCGAACGAATCGTCGATGGACTTAAAAGTCATGTATATAGCGATGAACTTATTATGTACGCTAAAAATTGTTCTTATTATAAGGATGGACCCTTTGAGCAAACCGCTGATACAACCGTCAGTGACAATCCTACGTTATATGAACATGGACACATATTTAAAGTAAAAATGGGACAGCAATTTCAGTTTCCTGCAAAAATTAAACTTGGCGAATGTGATACCATTAATGAAGCACCAGATATTAAAATGTGCAATGCACCATTCGGCAATTGTCGCTGTGCTGATTATGAAGTAATATATCCTGCACAATATAATTTCTTAAAATATGAGACAAATAGTGATACGCGTTGTTCTAAAAATATGGATACTTCATGTATAGGCGCATCAAAGACACAAATGAAATCATTCTCTGTTTTTCCAAGACATAAAAAAATAGATCCAGATTTATTACCTTACATTCGTTATGAAAAAGATGAGTTGGCTCCTAAAATAAAATTAGGATGCGGAATTAATGCCAGAATGCATGTCATGATATTACAAAAAGAACAACAAGTGGCAAGACGTTATAACAAAAAATAAAAATACAATTATATATCAAAAATTATAATATATTATATCATAATATATTATATATTATGAAGTTAGTTTATAATTATTCAAATAACAGTCGCTGTTGTAATAATAGAAACTGTAATTGTAGTAATAAACAGATACAATCACGCGGCTCTAACATGCGTAAAAATAGTATTAATTATACCGATATACCTCCCATTAATAGACAACTTGGGTTTTTTCATAATAAACAACGTATATCATCACCTACAACACACGCAAATATACCTTATCATAGATCACAGCACTTATCTGGTCGAAATGAATCCGATAATTGTTATAGTTGCACTAATTATAGTGATAAATATGATTCTAATCATAATCGTCACCATAACAATTCCAGTTATATGAATGATTCTAATCATAATCATAATCCAAATCATCCAAGTCATCCAAATCATCCAAATCATCATACTTACATAAATAAATACCCATCAAGTTATAATAGAATGAGTCATTCCAATAATTATGCCCACCATAATAACAACGACTATAATCATCGCGATAATAATACATTCACACAAAGCTATAATGACAATAACAATAATTCCAATAATCATGACCACAATAATAATACATTCGCCAAAAGCTATAATGACAATAGTGACCATTCCAATAATTTTGATAAAATGACTCATGCTGTTGACCAATTAAATGATATTTTAGTGTCACTGATTAAAAATAATTCACACATTCATCTACCAAATAACAATACTCATAGTCATTCTGACACTGATTCATATTCTCATTCTGACACTGATTCATATTCTCATTCTGACACTGATTCATATTCTCATAGTCATAGTCATTCTGACACTGATTCATATTCTCATTCTGACACTGATTCTCATTCTGACACTGATTCTCATAGTCATTCTCATTCTGACACTGATTCTCATAGTCATACTCATTCTGACACTAATTCGTATTCTCATTCTGACACTAATTCGTATTCTCATTCTGACACTGATTCTCATAGTCATAGTGGTAGCGATAATCATAATCATAACCCTACCAATGATGGTATTACTGTTGATAACTTCATGCATCTATATGACAACGTCGGTGAGGACTTGAATAAGATTTTACAAGCATTTTATTCCAATGATGAAGACGAACTGGACGTGCTATTACATTCCGATAATTATCAGAAAGTTATTGAAAAGTTGTATAAAACTAAAATTGAACATGGAAAGGGACATAATAAATATAATATTTATTCATCAGGTGACCCCAAAAATGATGAGCTATACGAAAATAATCGTATGTTTTATGGTAACGCAATACAGGGTGCACAAAATAGTAGAAATAAATTAGGTGATGCTATAACCAAAATAAAACTATTAGAAGATAAAATCCACCTATTACAACATCCACGATTAAGACCTGCTATTGAAGTATCTACAGAATTAGATGTTACTGCCAATATTCGTCCAGAAATTAAAGAATATATCAGAATTCACGGTTACCCAGAAAATCACATTTTTGTACCCGATTTGTTAGCAGAAATCATTGCCAGAATACGTTAAAAATACACTTACGTATTAAGAATCATATTATATGACATTATCAAATGTCTATTTACATATATATAAGGCTATATTTATGATATATATAAATATAGCCTATTTAGGCATATAAATTTATGTAATTTAAAAACTACGGGTTATGTATAATGGCAACTATATTTTTAAGCACATTAGATGCAACTGATAATTCTATGATTCAAGCTACATTCTCTGGTGCTAAAACACCATTACCGACTACAAGTGTTCCAAAGGTACCTACTTCAAACGCCGGCAATATTCTCAGGTCCTCCCTCGCATCAGCATTAAAATTTAAAACTAACCCGGCTAACGGAACAGCCAATACACCAATAAATATTATTGATAGTCTAACATCTAATATTACCGGCTTCCCTAAATCTGTAATGACACCATCAACCTGCGTTGGTGTGAATCAATCGGTTGGCTTTAATACATCAGCAAACCAAAATTTCTTGGGACAACTCGCAAAAGAAGTCTTTGGATCTAAACTCGCTGGTGACTTATTTAATAATCAACTAACCTTGTCCGAAAGATATGAAGAATCATGTTCATTACTAAACGCCACTATTAGAGACATGACTGGTACTAACGCATCCGTAGAAATGGTAAACGCTCTTATGTTGGAAAAAAGTGAACGATTTGGATTAAAATATAGAATTGGATATGAATACGGAACCGATGCTGACGCAGGCACACACAGTGCAGTTATGTTTAAAGGATCAGTATCTGGTGTATCAAAACCAGTCACCGTAGAAATAGGTGTAGACAATGCTACTATTACCAACATGATTAAAGAATCTGATGGCGGCTTTATGAGCACTCATCCAGACACGTTAACTGCTATACAAAACTCCGCAGGAGGAACCAATCTTATACCAAATACTTACACTAATATTAATCTTACTACCACAACCAGTAATGGAACTGGAGCAACATTTCGCATTGTTGCAACTAATAGATCCAACGCCAATATTACAACCGTGAATGTTATTACGCCCGGTTCCGGTTATGCTATAGGCGACACTGTTACAATCGCCGCCGGATCATTGGGAACCGGCTCATCCGCTATTACTATTATTCTAACCAGCAATATGATTAACGGATCTGCGTTACGATCTCATGCTGATATGGTATCCGAATTTAAAACTGTTGGTGGGGGAATATTGACATTAGTAGCAGGCGATTATACCAACATTCCTTCTACATCAATACATCCTCCCGGAAAAAATGCAAAAATAACTGTCGTTGCTTCTGGAACTGGTGCGTCAAGTATTTCCAGCATTACTTTTACGAATAATGGTTCTGGATATCGCACAAATGATACAGTCACTATACCAGCAGCAAGTTTAGGTAATACTTCGACCGCATTATCATTTCAAGTAACTGATAGAATGTTGCTTGCGTCTGGGGGAATTTCGCTTGTTTCTGATGCGTTACTTAGCTCTGTACAAAACGCTACTGGTGGTGGTACAACACTTATTGCGAACGGTAGCGCGTATTCATCAGGCGTAACCAGTACAAATGGTTCAGGATCTGGAGCAACATTCAGTATTTTGGTCGGAGGTAACAGTGCAAGTTCTATTTCTTCAATTAGCGCAGTAACCTCAGGATATGGATATAAAATTGGCGATACAATTACAATCGGAGCCGACGCATTGGGATCTGGCAGTATTCCAATTACCTTCACGATAACCAATGGATTAACTACTAATTTTGTTCCAGAAGACATTATTAATTCAACCGCCGGACCAGGAGGTTCTTTAGGTGGTATCGGTGGCACCAATAATCTGTCTACTCTTACAACTGGTTCAAATACCATTAATTCTGTTCAAATTGCAATTCTTAATGGCACCCTACATGAAAGTACTGAAGTTCCTATTGAAAATAATGATATTATTCAAATTAAATATCAAATTAATTCGCATACCGGACAGAAAGATGCCGGAGGTGCTAATATTAATATTAACTACAATTCTATATTTGAGTTTGCTCTTATTTAGAATAATTTAATTACCCAAACATTTAGGTTAAATAAAATAAAATATTCGGTTTTTTTTTAATTATATGATAATAGTATAATGGCTACTATCTATCTAAGCAGCTTAAATGCCACCGACCAACTCGACGTATTAGCAGAATTCAATGGTTCTAAAGTTCCTTTGCCTGCTACTACCGTTCCAATTGTACCTACTGCTAACGCAGGAACTATTGATTTGACCGCACTTCAAGCCGCTCTGAAATTTAAAACAAGTCACATGTCTGGAGCCACTAATGAACCAGGCAGTATTGTAAGTAATCCCTCGGTCGCACCATCTGATCTTACCACTCTCGCTAAAGGAGTAATGCCTGCAAGCACTGTTGGTGTAGGTAGCAAACTCGGACTTAATACACGCCCAAATACCGCTTTTTTAGGACAACTTTCAAAAGAAATATTTGGTTCCGAGCATTCTGCCGATTTGTTCAATAATCAAAAACAATTATCGGATAAATATGTTGAAGCATGTGATAATTTACATTTTAAGTTTGAACAAAGCACGAACGCTTTAGCATCACAAGAAGCTGTAAATGCTCTTATGTTAGAAAAATCTGAACGTTTCGCACTTAAATATAAGGTAACTGCCCCCAACCCTCCTGACGCTTCTAAAATACATACTGCTGTTCTGTTTACAGGAGCAACAAGTGGTGTAACAAAAGAAGTTACTGTAGAAACTGATGCCAATGGTGCCGTCCATCGTATGACAAAAGAAAACGAAGGGGCTTTTAGACCAACATCTTATCTCGATGGCGTTGTACAACCCAGCAATAAATATGTATTAGATCAAATGAAAGTCGCTGCTAACAACGCTGGTACCCAAGCTTGTGTACGTGGGATTTATACCGTAACACCTACAGTAAAACGTCTTAACGGCGCCACTCCTCAAGTATGGATATCAGCCACTCCCGCCATACCAGCAACATTTGACGTAGATGTGGCTGGTTCTACAAATTTCACTATCGAGTCTGTAACTGTTAACAATATAGGTTCTGGTTACAATATAAATGATGTGTTGCGTATCGCTGCCGGCTCATTAGGAACTGGTTCTCCTATAATAGAATTCACTGTAAAGGATGCTATGCTTATCGGTAACAGATTTAAAAATAATGTTGGATTATTGACCGCATTCCAATCACGATTTATTGGTAACTCTAATTCCGGAGCTCATAACGCAACAGCGCTTGCTACTTACGGAACTGCTTTGAATGCTATCGAAGCAACTGGATTATCAACCACTACTGCCCAAGGTTCTGGTACCGCCCGTACTGGTGCCACAGAAGCCGCACTAATACTCAAAGCTAACGGTTCAACTGGTGATACTCTTACTGAGGTGGTGATAACCAATGCTGGCAATCAATACACTGCCGGAAATATATTGACAATCACCCCACCTACTGCTAACCAAGTATTCGCTGATATGGGGGCTGTCGCAATAGAACTAACCGATGCAATGATTAGTGGTGGTAATACTCTACAACTTGGAGCTAATGGTGATTTATTAGCCGCGATTAAAGTAAAACTTTCAACTGGTCTCAAGACAACCGTACCTGCGAATAAAACATATACTAAGGTCGCTCTTCAAACACCCCAAGGTTCTGGAGCGGTAGTTTCTGTCACTGTAGGAGGCGCTACTAATAACACTATAACTGCTGTTGATGTTACCACTCCTGGTTCTAATTATGTTATTGGTCAATTAATCAGAATTCCTGCCGGAGCATTGGGAACCGATTCAGCGGCAATTTCAGTAACTCTAACCATCAATATGATTGGTGCTTCTGGCAGTGCCACTGCTGGTCATTTGGTATCTCACTCTGACTTATTGGCCGCAGTCAAAACCGCTGGCGGCGGCGGTGGCGCAGGTGAATTGTATACTGTTTCGGTTGGATCCCCTTATACTGGCATAGCCGTTCAATCATCTCATCATGGAAAAGGTGCCGAAATTGAGGTTACTCTCAATGGTCCATTACAGTCTGCTATTTCTAAGGTTATATTTACCAAGCATGGTTCTGGATATCGTCGTGGTGATACTGTTATTGTTCCTGCTACTACTTTAGGTGCGACTTCCACTGAAATAAAATTTCAAGTAACTGAGCAAATGTTGATGCATTCCGGAGGTATTTCTGCTAATTTACCAAGTGTTGATCTTACCGCTGTTGGTACAAATGGTACGGTAACAGTGACTCAGGGTACATCTGTTGGCAACTGGAAAACCGACGGACAAGGTATAGGTGCAACATTCACCCTCAACATGACTGATGGTAAATTAGTATCGATAGTAAAGGCCGCAGTTGGTTCTGGTTTTAGAAATGGTGATAAAATTACATTTCTTAGAAATAACGGCCAAGCCGGTCATTTCCACGGTGCTGATTACGAATACACAATAGGCGCAGCTTCAGATTTCGTAACCAAAAAATTCTTGAAAGACGAGGCAATCGCATCCGCTGTCGGTCCTGGAGAAGCAGTAGGTGGTGTTGGTGGTACTAATGACAATGCTGTGGTCAGCATCGCCAACCTCAATACTGTTCAAGTAGCTATGCTTAATGAATCCTTAGACGAGCCTACTGAAATTCCTCTTGAGGCTAATGATAAAATTCAATCATTGTATAAAATTACATCTAAATCAGGACAAACCAATTCTTCAGATCATCCAGTCACTATTGATTATACTGCCATCTTTGAATTTCTTCTAAGTTAAACAATAATGTAATAAATAAATTTGTAAACCTACTACAAGATTTATGTGGTATAATATAATAAAAATAGTACTATAATTTTTATTATATAGGCTTTATTTAATATTGTTATAAAGTAACTATGTATTGTAATGGAAATTTTTCATTATCTGGAAAATCGAATTATCGGTCCAATAATTTAACAGGAAAAAAAAACAATCATATTACAAGTAAAAAAACAGATAATACATCTGAGCCGCCAGAATTATATAAAGTAAAAATGCAAATAATGGCAACGATATTATTTCCCATAATAAGTCAACAATGGGCAGCAGTCATGGAGAATCGATTTATTATTTCAATAATTAAAGAACAATTAGAAAAAATGTATGACAAATATTACAAAATATATTATTTCAATAATCCAACCCATGTCATATTTAAAGATATTGCGTTTTACAGAGATGTAATTACAATGGCTGAAGCGATTATTATCGAGCACAACGATGTAACTGATTTAGAGAAAAAATTATATGGTAAACGAAATGACGTAGGTACAATAGTATTTAGAACCAAAATGATTAAACTAAAACCCGAATTTGAAGTATATAATCTAATTATTGGTAGACCGGAGAAAGGTGTTAATTATGATCACGATACACTTGAATATATTCAACAATTAATTCGCTGTGAAAATATGACATTTGATAAAATTAAGACCCAGTTAAACGAACATGTACTGGATAAAAAGTAGCAAATTTTATGTGTCTATAATACAAATACACTTATGTCCAAAGATAACGGTAACTGCTATAGTGACTATACAAAAGTGATCGATGTAGCAGCATTAGGTCATGTATTGTCCCCCATTGAATTAAAAGAGACAGCACATGTAGTCGAATTAGATGATATACCTATTTCATCTATGATATTTAGACGGATATTCTATGCTTTAGACGGAGAAGTATTCAATTTAGATAGCAATTTGTGTAGATCAGAACAGCCTAATGATATGAGAAAATTCATTTCTTTTAGTCCAGAAGAGAGAACAGTCAATAATATGCGATTCAATCTATTAAATACGATTTTCGGTCATTTAGAAGAGGACCTTGAAGTACCCAGAGAATGTTTCGATTTAACATGTAGAATGGAATTAGAGCGCGAATTGGCGTGTATTGATTCTATATGTGATATTAATTCGTGTTCAGTACTAACTGCGCTACATTGGAACGAAGTGAAAAAGCTCTTGCTATCACAAGGTGCCTTGCCTTCCGGTAAGGATCCAGACGGAAATTCGATTTATCATGTGTTAAAAGTGAGTATTATTTTTAAGAATCCGAATCGCGATGTCAAGGATACGATTATTAAGTTTAGATATTTAATAGGCGACATACATTTTCACTAATATACCGTAACAATTATATAATAATAATATTATTAATTATTATATAGTATGGATGAATCGGATATGAATATATATAACTACGATATAGATGATATATTACATCTATTCAAGTTAGAATATAATTATAAAAAGACGGACTTGTTAAAATGTAAAGAGACAGTTCTTACATTACATCCACATAATTCTAAATTAGATCCGATTATTTTTGATCTTTATAGCAAAGCATATAAAATAGTAGATTGTCTTTATGATGTACGATCTAAAAAATTATTATTAAACGCCTCTTATTTCCCTAATCCAAGCGATGATGCCTATTTTCTAAGTAAAATACGAATGATTCCGAATTTTGAGAAGGAAGAAAATAATGAAGTGTTGATCCATAAAATATTCAAAGAGGACAAAAATGATATTTTATATAAAGTATTAGAGCAACAACAAGAGTCATCAAAGTCACCTCATCATAGGCCTATAATAAGCGATGAAACGCAGGATGATACGCATTATACAAACACATTTGATAACCCGGTAGTATCGAGCAGTTTGAATTCTATAAAAAGAATTACTGTCACGAAGAATCTTCATCTGAATAGTTGTTTCCGAACAAAATACTATACGACAAATCCCTGTGATTTTCAGTATCATTTTCCGTCTGAAGTAAAAAATATAGTAGCATTGCGTCTGGCTTCCATTGAAGTACCTAACTCATGGTATTTATTTTCACATGTAAAGCACAATAATACGTTTAAAATGGAAATAAAAATAGGAGGTAAATGTACTGCGTTTGTTATTGTTATCCCCGATGGAAACTACGATTGCGACTCAATATCTCATTATTTGAATACTGAATATTTTTATGAATCGCAACGACCTGATGAACTTCGCTATATAAAATTTTCGATTAACGAATATAATTTTAAAACCGTTTTTGAATTGGTAAACACTCATGATATAGGTGATACCCCTATAGAATTCTCACTCTATCTTACGGACGACGATAATGATAATATTATGAATACAATGGGTTGGATACTTGGTTTTAGATTGGGCAAATATTTGGAAATTAGCGAGGCAATACAGAGCGAAGGAATATTTGATGCTGGAGGCGATAGATACATTTATTTTTGTTTGAATGATTACCAATATAATAAGAACGAATCAAATATTATTTTTTTTGAAGATTCAACAATGGATGAAAACGTATTGGCAAAGATACCAATGGTTAATGGGAAACTGAATCTGGTTGTAGATGAGAACGATGGAAATAGTTTAATAAAGACGAGACGATTCAATGGACCAGTGAATATGAAAAAAGTACATATTCGGTTATTGGATAAATTCGGAGAAATTATAGATTTAAATAAAATGGATTTCAGTTTTACACTGGAAATGGAACTATTATATGAACGCAATAAAATTATATAGAAAATAATATAGAAACATTCAATTATATATATAGTATATCATGAACATCGCCTTACTAAACCGATTAGCAATTATGGAACATAGTCAATTGAAAACGTTAGTTCCATTTATTTACAAATGTAAAACGCGCTCAAATGTAGAGGTTTCTCTTCCACATGATTTTTATATTCATAATGATCATTTACATACAAACGATCAGTATATATTTGATACAAATAAACTGATATGGAAACCATCTTTGTATTTTAAAAATGGCTTCGGTAAACACATCCATTTTAGTGACTATTTATGCGACAAATATAGAATAAAAATATAGAATACAACAAACTGTTATTATAAATAATGAAAAAAAATCATTTATAATAAATATTTATTATACGCATGTGTAAAAAAAAATTAGCTACATACTATTTGAATCTTCTATCGAAAACAGTATGAACAGACGCATTAGTCAAGCAACCACAGTATTAGAATATATATATATAACAGATACTTAATGTG